TCATGCTGCGTTCGCCTGCGAATCGGCGTTGTCGTTCTCATGCCGATACCGCTGCGGCTTGCCGGACTCGTACCAAAACATAACCCTGGGCGGCTCGTGGTAGCAGACAAGCGAAACCGGATTTGCGTCTTTATACCTTCTGACGGCCTTCCTGATGGTGGCCCCACTCTCCATTGCGGTGTCGATTATCATCAATCGCCCCAGATGCGTCGGAGCCTTCGAGCCGTAGGGGATGAACGGCACACGCAAAATGTGACTCGCGTAAACCGCTGCCACGGCTCCGCTGCGCCCCGGACCAGTAACGCTCCCCACGGAAAGCCATGCCGTTGCAATGCCGTCGTCAATGCCAAGTAGCATATCTCGGATGCGTTCATTGAATGCCGATTCAGTTATTACCTGCACGATTCCTCTCCAAATCCGTCCGCCTCCCAGTCCCCTCAGCCAGCTTGCCGAACCAATCGCCCGGCGAACTAACCCACGGCAGCTTTGCAAAGTCTCCCACTGGCAGCTTGTCTATCGCCTCAATCAAGGGTGCTTGCGGCACGTTGGTGTAGTGACGGCTCATGTCATCTGCGGCGTGGCCAAGAATCTGGTCTTTGATGTGCGGGTGCACGCCAGCAACGACCAGCTGCGTCGATACGGTGTGGCGGGCCGTGTATGGGCTTATGTCGCGAATCCCGCTCCGCTTCCGAGCTCCCTTGATTGCCGTCTTCAGCCCACCGCCGCCATCCTGCACGATCCCATACGGCTCACCCCGCGGCGTTCGGAATAATGCGCCGCCTCGATCAACCAAGGCTGGCAGCCACCCACACAGAAAACTATGCAGCGGTACGCCGCGCGGCTGTCCGGTCTTGGACGAGCGCACAACGAACCAGCGTTTGTCTATCGACACGTCCTCGGCGCGTAGCGCGAATGCCTCGATCGGACGAAGGCCGGTGTAGAACAAGAACGTCATCAACATAGCTGGATCCGGCGACAGGGCGGCCACGAAGCGCGCCGCGTAGTCGTACTCAACCGGCGCGGTTCCGCTACGTTCGCTTTTTAGCACTATGACATTGGTGCCCTTAGCCTTGCGTGGACGCTCCCATACGCGCACGTCGCACATTTCCTTGCGCGCCGCGTGATTCCACACGGCAATGAATGGCGTATAGACCTGCCGTATAAGTGTCTCGCGGCTGGCCGAAGGGTAAAGCTCCCGCGCGGCCTTATCCAGGTCTGCTTGCTTTATGTCAGATAGCTTCCGCCCTCGAAAGTAGACGGCCAAGCCGGACGCAACGCCGTCCGTTTTGCGGACGTCCGCAATGAACCGCGTTGGTGCGCCAGTTGCGGTGTATGAATCGGCAGCCTCGTCGAATGTGGCAACTGCCTTGAGCCCGTGCGCAGCCTCATTGGCTAGGCGGCCTTCTTTCCGGATGCGGATCGCTTCGGCGAGGTCTTTGTCGCCCGTGCCAGTAGTCTCGTAAACGCGGTGTCCGGCGACGGTTCCGCGGAGGTAATACGTCTTTCCGCGCTTGAGGAGTTTGAGTCCCATGTCAGTGCCTCCTGCAATCTTGCCAATTGGCTAGCCGTGAACGTTATTCGCCTGCCTGCCACCATGCAGCAACCGTGTTTTTTCCCGACTTTGGCAACACCGCGCGTCGTCATGCGCATTGCCTCGGCGGCTTCCTCTAGCGTGTAGACGCGCTCCAGGCTTGCCAAATTGGTGTTATCATTATCCGCCTTCACTTCTGCTCTCCCTCTGTGAGAGCGGCGGGCGTATCGTTGTAGTCGGCGTTCCACCGACGCGCGATCTCTTGGGCCAGAGCAAGGGACTCTTTGCCGGCGCCAATCATTATCGACCGCGTGCCGATGGTTAGTACCGCCTCACCGCCCCACGAATAACCGTCACCGTCACGCCATGGCAGTTGCGATGCTCGCGCCCGGTTAGCCATCCTGCGCCTCCTTTGCCTTGAGAAGGGCGATGAGCAGGGCGATGGGTGCCGTTTTTGCCTGCGCCTTGCCTTTGAAATCTCCAATGCCGAATTCTACGACCGGCCATTCGCTTGGCGGTTTGCTTGTGCCGGCCCATTCGATTGAGCGCCACATTCTCGGCAGCACCCGCTCTACCAGCGCGAGAGCGGCGTCGAGGCGGGCGGTATAGGCGGGAACCAATTGGTCGAAGCCGTGACCCGGCCACGTTACGAGCCCATCCGCTTCCAAGCGACCATAGTCGATCTTGTCTGGCCAGCCCTTGTTTGGTCGGGTGACATACCGATCGACACAGGTCGCGATCTCCGCATCCACCTCCCGGCTCGGCCCGTCGAGCTTTTCGAGCTTGGCGATAAGGTCACTCGTCACCACAAATCCTCCGAGAAAAGGTCACGTTCATTGCCTGTCGTTTTCGGCTCCTGACCAGCGACAAAAGCAATTTGTCTTGCCTGCACTCGATTGACGAAGCGCCCTTCGCTGGTCAGGAAGCCTTGGCAAACTGTCGGCAGCGCTTGCTCGGGCAAAAACTGCTCTGCGCAGTGAAGCACTTGCGCATGCCGTGCGGGCAGGGGCAGGCTGATGGTTACGCCTTGGTACTGGATGGCTGCTGACACAATACGCTCACGCATTGCGGCCTCCTTTCAGCGAGCGGGTGGCGGCGGCGATGTTCCTGGCCTCGATTACGCCGTCGGTCCAATTGCAGTTCTTGGCAGCCTTATCCGCAACCTTCGCCGCAGCCTCCAGGCTCTCCCCGTCCAGTTCGCCGGGAAGGATGCGGTAGCCGGCGGCGATAAGACGGTCGGCCCGTTCGCGCCAGCCTTCTTTCACGCCTTCATATTGCTGATCCCATGGGGCGATTCCGGGATACTCCAGCGCCGTCTCAAACAGCGCCCGCGCTATCACGTCTCTGGCGGTGTCAGCCATCGGATTGGCCTCCGAGGGCTGCGCGGCGGGTCCGATAGGCTTTGTGAACGTCCGCAGCCCAGCGTCCAACACTTTTCGGAGAGAGCACGCAGAAGCAAATCATGAAGATCAGATATATAGCCAGTCCGTCCATCATCTGCCCTCCTGCGCGGCGGTGAGAAAAGAGGCGGCTCGGAGGATGCGCTTAATCCACTCGCGGGCTACCTGCTTGTCGAACTCGGACGGTGGCTCGCAACGAGGCGTTTCGCTTTCGCCTTGGCGGATTTCTGCCGTCCATGAGACCCAGGCAGCGGTCGGCTCGACCGGCACCAGCACCATGCCCGAAGGCACGGCAGGCGGGGCGGCGTAAAGGGGGATGCTATAATTGAAAGCTCGCTCACACGGGCGTCCACCGGAGACGATCATGTCCTGTTTCTGGTAGTCTAGGATGATCTTGTGCAACTCTTTGCCAGTTGCGTCCTTCCAAGCCACAGGCTCTTGAGCGGGCGGGGCTACCAGGGCGGAGCGGATGCGGTGTTCGTAATCGGCTTGGGCGGCGGCTTTGGCGGTTTCTTCATCGGCGAACTCGGTAGCTGGCTTATCGGGCCAATCCAGCCAAATAACGCCATTGAGGACGCGGCCTTGATACAGCCAGCCGCCGCCCGCCTGATGGATAATCACCTTGTCGTCGCAGTAACCCTTGCGCCACTCCAGCGGCTTCACAGCCACCGCCTCTGCCTCGCGGTGAGCGAGGGCTGCGCGGCGGTTCCAAGCTTCTATGGCTTCCGATGCGCCGCTAAAGGCTGTTGTGTGACCGGCGCATACATCGCACTCGACGCAATGGTCATCGCTCCAATGTGCCCGGTGTGTGGCCTTTCCTCCGCAGAACGGGCACGGCAGCAACGCCTCGACCATCTTGTCAGTTACCTGCATGGCGAGCCTCCCGATAGTAGGCCTTCCCGAATGCGCAGCCGGCTCGGTAGGCTAGGAATAGATTGTTGGTTTCGCTGTTCTGGTAGACGTGACCTTTAGGCCAGAGACCCTTCGGCTCTTTGTCGAGGCGATAGGTTCGATGGTCGCGCTCAAAGGCGTCTATGATGTCGTAATGTTCCTGTGAGCCGAGCATCACTGGCGAGCCTCCTGGATTGCGGTTGGAGCAGCAGGGAGAGGCATCCAGTGGGTGGGGCCGTCGCACGCGTCGTCAAACAGAGCGGGGCCTTCTTCCATCATTCCCGCATCTGCGTCCCACGCGGCGACACGATCGCACCATGTTCCGACCGACGCAAACTCCCGGTAGTCAGGAGCCCACAGCAGGACTGGTGTTCCATCCTTCGGAGCCGTATCCATCGGCTGCCACACCGCCTTATCCAGCAGCGCCTTGAGCCGTTCGTTCTCGGCTGCTTGCGCTGTGATGGTATCGGCGGCTTCCGGCCCGTCTGGATTTATGTATCCGCGAGGGCGTTGTCCAAAGTCGGCGTACTCTCGGAGCAACCGCTCCACCAGCCCATTGTCGGCTGGGGCGAGGGTGGCACGTTCACAGTATGGGCAAGGTCCTCCCGCACCGCCGTAGCAGCGGTCATGAGCGTTTACGCACTTCAATTCGCCATCATCCAGCCCGCACTGTTGCGCGGCAACAGTCGGGGCGTCTGCGGCATTCGCGTCGGCCTCCGCCATGTCTATGGCTTCTATGTGGTCCATCACGCAGCCCTCCTATTGCGCGGCTTACCGTGCGCTTTAGCCGACCGGTTATCATTAGCCCCCTTCATAGCATGCCGCCGCTTGTAGCTCGCGAACTGGCGCGCGTTAACCGCAGAGCCTGGCACCTGCAGCGACTGGCCGGTGCGGTAAGCGACTTCCCGCGCTACGCTACGCACTTCTGCGGCTAGCAACGGCTGCGGTACGTGGTCGTGTCCGCTTGCGGAAAGATGCTCCGCAATCGACATGATGGCTCCGGGCGCGGTGCCCTGCGCAATAAATTCGTCTGCGGTTAGTACAGCGTGGTTGTAGCCATCGATCGTAATGGTGGTTGGCATGACGTGTCTCCTTGTGGTGGTGGTGGTAGTTAAATAGACCAGCGTGCGCCGTGCAGAGCGCGGTTGGCGTCAACTTGCGATTGGCTGTTGGTATTGGCCGCTACGCGTGCGCGAATGACCTCGCTCGGATTTTGGCCGCTGCGGACCTGAAACGCTGCTGGGCGAAAAACCGGTTCCAGCGAAGGAACGACATTCAGAGCGAAGTCCTTCTGCGTCATATCTTCGGTATTGGCGACTCGCTCCCATAGCCAGTTGGCGGTCACGGCAATACCGCACTCGACGTTTTCGGCATACTCTCGCGCGGCCTTAGCGTCTGGCTCGTCGAGTAGCGGCAGAACGTCGTCAAGGCCGCCGCTTAGAACCAGCGCCAGGATGTTCTTCTCCTGCAAGATACTATCTTTGGCTTTGTGCTTCAGGACGTAATCTTCGCCCTTGGCCTTGACCCATAGTCCATTGTCGAAGCGCACGACAAAGCCTTCTGTTCCTTGAATCGCGCGTGCATAGGCGAGGAAGTCAGAGGCGTTGGTGTGCGTTGAGGCGAACGTGCGAACGGCCGGCAAGTCCAAAAGCCTGGCGTATGGTTCAGGCGCAACATATTTGCCGGTCGTGTTGTCGCGCACCGCCAGCAGGGTTAATGCTGACTCTTCATAGCGTATGACGATGCGGTTGTCCGGTGCCGTCCATTCGAAGATCGGCGTAACAGCATTGCGGCACATTACCTGTAATCCGTGAGACAGAAGCGGCGTCAAATGCCGCTCAGCCTTCATCGCAACGTCAGTCCTGCCCATCCGCGTCATAAACACGACTTCGCCATTCACGATAGCGGGATGGATCATGGATCCGTCCAGTTTTTCGGTAATGGTGTGCGGCTGGCTGAAGTCAATCTTGTCGGGCTGCGTGTCGGGCGTCTGGCCTATATTCATGAATTTGTGCAGCGGGCGCGCCAGAACGGCCCCGTCTGGCGCAAACTTGATTCCGCGGCATTCGACTCGCGCCGGATGCTCGAATGTGTCTTCGCCTGCGAACACATAATCGATGACGGTGTAGTCACCCTTATCGGCCACAACGAAGTCCTTGCGACCTTCCACGTAGGGCAGGACGTCGTTGATGTGGGAGATGTGGAAATGTGTCATGCGGCTTCTCCCACAGTGTACTGTTCCTCGCCGACCACGAACCCACCACTCGCGTACGAACGCAGGTCCACAACATTGACGTTCGGCAGGCCATCGCCAGCCAGGATGTCGCGCAGCGCTGACTGGAAGCGTTCGTGGTGAAACTCGACAAGCGGCTTGCCTTTGACCATAACGTCAGCGCGCCAACCCGCCGTAGCTTTCTTCATGGCAAGCGGTCGGTCGATGACGATGTAGGAGATGCGAGCGCCTATCTGTGCCAACGCCACGCACGCCAGTCTATCGCGACGGCGCAAGTTCGTGGCATCAACGCAAACCGGCAGACCGCTATCGAGCCTCGCCTTGGCTATGCGGTGCAGCGCAGTGAACACGTCATCGTTGCGCGACTGGTCTTGCTGCGAGCCGGTGTATTCGGCGCGGAGTTCGTCGCTTGAGATGTATCCAGGCAGGCCCTTTGCATAATTCGTCTTACCGGCACCGCTTGGCCCCACCATAAGGGTCAGAAGTGCAGCGCCAAGGTCAACGGGCGGGATGACGCGCCCGCCGTCTTCCCAATTTGCGGTAACCTGAAAGCACGGTATGCCTTCTGCGCGCCACATATCTACGACGCGCTGCCGGTCGTCATAAACAAGGTCGGGCCGCTCATATTCCTGATTGAGCCAATGGCGCTTAAGTTCCACGTCCGGGGTGCTGTCGCCGTTGGCGCGCATGTGCTGCAGGAAACACGGATCTATGCCGTTCTCGGCAAGCCACTGTTCCGTCTTGGCGCGGACAACGTCGCTGCGCGCCGACCAGATGCGAACCTTATGGCCTGCCGACAGATGCGCGTGAAGCGTCTCTATGACGTGCGGCACAGGCAGGTCGTTGACGCATTCACGAAAGAACGAATCCCAACCCCGCTCGCCGCCACGGACGAAGTGCGTGCGGTGATTGATATTGGCTATCGTGCCGTCCAGATCAAAGATAACGAACATCACCTTACCTCCGCCACAACCGACCCGCACAGCCACTCCGACGTGCTGGTCTCAACAATCTGCCAAGCCAAGTCCGCGATAATCTCGACGGCTATGTCTTCCGGCATGCCTTCCTTTACGGCCAAGGCCAGCAAAGCCTCGCTGCGGTCGTAATCGGGCCACTCGCAAGCGTATTCTTGCGCGGCGTAGAGCGCGGCGGTTTCTATGGTGTCGGCCTTGGCCAGCATGGCACCGCCTAGCAGGATACTGCCAGTGTAGACGGCGAGGGCGGTGTAGAAGCGGGCGTTACGCATTGGTGCGGCCCTCCGCCTTGGCGATGGCGGCGCGGATTTCTGTAAGCGACCAGCCCGGCCATTCCGCGTAACCAGCACGAGAAAGGATGCCCTCCGCGCTTTTCAGCGCCGCCAGCAACTCCTCATGGCAATTTGCCGCACGCAGCATGAATGCCGCATTGGCTGCCGCATCGGTGAACCACACAGGCTTGCTATCGCCGCCATTACGCACCGACGGCGACGACGGGTTGCTCATGGCGTAGAAGTCGCAAACGTCCGCCCCATAATTATTGACAATGTAGGGGCCGTGGTGTTCGTCGCCTTCGATCAGTTCGAACGGCAGCGACAGTTCATGCGCCACATTGCGCCCCGCGCAAGCAGGTGCGCCCTTCACGGCCCCACTCACAGCCCGCACTCCTCTTCATACGCGCCGTCTTCATACGCGCGGCCTTCATGCGCACGCACCGGCTTTTCGCGGTGGCGCAGCTCCGCATTCACGCGGCGAAGCTCTGCAAGCAGCGCGCGGCGGCGCTGCTCCAGATAGCGCGTCTGCGCCTTGTCATGCTGGCTGCGGTGACGTGGCTCGTGGTGGCGGGTGGCGGGTAGTGCGGGCTGCTGAAACGTCGACATGGCGACTCTCCTCATGTGGTGGATGTCGCAATCATTATGCGAGTCACACAATCAAGTCAACAAGTTTATGCAAATCGCACAAAATGAGTGTGCGATATATCAATTTGTAGCGCGCCGATACAAAGCGTTATTGACTAAAACATGACGCCATATAGGCTTTGATTCGGGCGTGAGAACCCGGACTCGGAATAGGTGCGGCGCGTATCACCGCAAGCCGAACGGATGCGGTAGCTTGGCGGCTTCGCATCAAACCTGGCCATACGGCCGGGGGCGATGTGTGCTGTCCAGGCGTAAGCTAAAAACCATCGGCGTCTCTTCCGGGGACGTTCTCAACCCCCGGCTCGACACCAGCGTAGTCGTCGAGTGCTAATGCTAATCTCGGCAAAGACCGAGGCATAAAGGAAACCCATTTGCGCAAGCTTTTAGCGCACAACCCAGTGGAGCAAAAACGTGGCCGCACTCGCGCCGCTTGACTCAATGCAGGAAAATGTTCCTATATTGTTCCGGTATGGCGATACGGCTTGGAGGTAAGATTGAAAAGGCAACAGATTACCCGTCGTGGGGTTTTGACGGGCACAGCATTGGCTGCGTTGGGCGTGGGGGCGCCTGTTGCTATAAGAAAAACCAGCCCTGAAGACGAGGTGGAGGCCGCCCTTGCGGCGCTCGTCGATGCGCTAAAAAGATTGCAAGGCAGTGAGTGGCTAAGCGCAATTAATTACGAGGTAGGCACAGTTACCGTTTTGCGCCGAGCTTTCTCAACCACAAGCAATAAATCAATCGCCTGACGCTGGTGGTCCTCGGACCACTGGTCAAAATCCTCAAGGATCTCGAAAATCTGTGCAACGCGGTCCTGCCCGTTGTTGGCTGGGCCGCGTCCCTTTCCGGTAAGAAGCCAATCCAGCGTCACGCCAAACTTAAACGCATAATATGCGAGCCGGCTCGGGGATGCGGGTCGCTTGGCCGTTTCCGCATTCGTGTACGTGCTCTCGCCAACGCCGAGAGCCCTGGCGGCGTGTGACGGCCTTTCAAAGCCGGCAGATACCCGCGCCTTTTCTAAGCGCTTCCCAACTTCGAATTTGTCGATTTTAAAATTCTTTCTCATGCTTGCGCATATAGCACATAAAATTTGTGCGATGTGCATTGACTTTTGTTGTGCGACTCGCATACATACGGTTAACCTTTCGAATTAAGCCTACCGAGTCGTTACTCCAAAAGGTTGATTTCGAGGGGCCGCGAGCCGGCGCTTTCGGTGGCAAGAGGAGATGCCACCCAAATAGCCCTTGCAATCAAACTTGACGCTAAACAGAGTACAAAAAACAAACGGGGCCATTGTGCCAGCACCACCTGAACACGGCCCCGTCTTGCGTAATTGTCTGTAGAGGAGACCCCGCAGACTTTCCGACTACCCGCCACCACAGCAGGCTAACGCTCCTATACCGCGTTTGGCCCGCACAAGTCAATGCCACGTATGAGGAGCTAAACAATGACGTCATCCGTTGCCCGACTGCATGTCGCGGTCAACAACAACCAGCCGCGCCGTAAGCGCTGGCAGAAAGTCGACCTCACCGAAGAAGACAAGCGCAGGATCCGCGTTCGGCGCGGCTATGGCGCACGCATCGTAGACCTGGCGCGGCAGTTCGGCGTCAACGTCTCAGCCATACGGCGCGTCTGCGACACCGCGTTCGGCGTCAACGATACGGAGCGCAGCGTTGTGCACATGCAGCCTGTTATCGGTGCTGCGGGCAGCGCGACTTGTTACCACCAGCCCGTAAGCTTGCCGCGCATTGCGCTAATCGACGGGCCTTATCACGAAGGAGCGGCGGCATGAGCGACACGGACTACGCATTCGCCAAGGGCGACGTCGTGCGCCTGCGCGCAACACCGGAAATCGCCGGACAAGTCGTAAGCGAAGAAGACTGGGGCGGACGCTACGCAGTTCGCCTGCAGGGCTCCATCGACGTTGAATGGTTCGAGGTTGAGGAGCTTGAGTTCGTGCCATTGCCTCCCGCAGTAGCGGCGGCAATGCGTGCCGCGGACAGCAACGTCGTGCAGGTGGATTTCACTAAGCGCACGAAACTGACGAAAACCAGCAAGACAGGAGGAGCAGCGTGATGGCATTGAAGGTTGGAGATAGGGCTAGACGTGTATGCGGCCACAACGAGGGCAGCCCAATCGGACATGAGGCTGTGGTTGCATCATTTGAGGATGGCGGCAGTTGGGCCGTTTTTGAAGATGGGACAAGAGGCTTTACAAATAGTTTCGTGCCCGTTGCGGAAGCAGCCGGCACGTTCAAGGTGGGCGATAGGGTGCGGCTCACAAAATACAATTCTGGATTCGGTAGCAAGGGCGACGTTGGCGCGATCGACACTATCGACGCGGCGGGCAACGCTTATGTCAAATTTGAGACGGGTTCATGGGCGGGCGAATTGTGGTGGGTGCCTACTGGTGGCTTCCAGCCCGTTGCGGTTGCCGCGCAGCAACTCACCATCCGCGCAGGCGCCTTCTACAAGACGCGCGACGGGCGCAAGGTGGGGCCGGTGGAGGAAAGTGGGACGGCATACGACACTGGCGAGCCCGTATTTGGGGCGGAGGTGGATGGGACCAGTCGTTTGTGGCGAGCGTGTGGCGGCAAGCATCTCCTTAATTGGGATTACCTCGACCTCATCGCCGAATGGCCCACTGACACCGCAGACACCACGGCCAGCAACGACAACGAGCCGCCGGTTGCGGAGCCGCGGTTCAAGGTGGGTGACCCGATCCGAGTCATTGACCCATCGGGCTTTCGGTTCGGGACAAAGGCCGGTGACCGTGGAGTGGTCACCAAGGATTATGACGGCGGTGCATCCTTCGTCGACATTAACCTGAACCACGAGACTGACGGGACTATCGGTCAGATTGCGCGGCCGAGCCAAATCGAACTAGCCACCACCATCCCCGCCATCGTCTGCCTCCTCGAAGACGGCCAGCCGCTTCCGGCCACACGCCCGTTCGTTCACGCCAACGCTGACGCGGCCAGCGGCGAAGCAGCCCGCCTCGCCAAGAAGCATCCCGGCAAAGCTTTTGCGGTTTACGAGTACAAGCGCACCGCCAAGGTCGAGCCGGTCTACGAGCATGAATGGCAGCGGCTGGCTGTAAGCGGCCAGAAGATTGCCGCCATTAAAGAGTTGCGCGGGCTAGCTGGTATCGACCTCGCTGCGGCTAAGGCCGGGGTCGATCAGTTCCTTATGCGCGCCGCCTAACCTTGCTGCGGTAGCAGCAAGCCACACCACCACAAACCACAACCAGGCTGTTGCGCATGGCGCAACAGCAATGGAGGGCTTTATGCAAACATTCAACAGGATAATGGCGATCGTATGCCTTGTCACGGCGGCGGTAGTTGGCCCGATTATGGACGACTATACCGAGGGTACATTCCTCGTAACGCTCGCGATTTTCAACCAGGTTTTAGCGCTTGGGGAAACGGCATGAGCAACTGGCCGCAGTTCTGGACTGACTTCTTTGCGGGCTGGACCGTAGCGCTGATCCTCGCGTCGGCGCTGGCCTGGTTCGTCATCCTGCCGACCGTAGGGCTGCTCTATAGCTTTGGGGTGCTGCCGTGAGCGACAAACCCAAAACCGAAATCATCATCGTGCATGAAACCGTGCTGCAGTCGTACCTTGTCGATACCAGCACATTCATTCTGTTCCTCGCGCTTATTGGGATAGGCGTCTACCTCGATAGCACCGCAATGCAGTGGATCGGGGCCTTCGTCGGTTTCTTCACCATTGCGGGCCGCGCTAACCGCAAGCGCCGCATGTCGATCGACGAAGCCCACAAGCGCCTTGACGAACTGGAGGCATCGCTATGAAGCCCGTTGTCGACGGCCTAACCGACGTGCTTGCCGGCGCACCGCTGGACTATGCGCCGGATGATAACCTGCGGCATGGCGATCTGCAGGCGCCACCCGCGCAGCGCGGCTTGCTGTTGGCGTACACGTTGCTGCTAGTCGCGGCAGCACTAGCGGCAGCCTACGGCGCCTGGTTCGCGGCGGGCGTATTGGCGGCAACGGTGACGCCATGACCTGCCCCGAAGACCCCTGGTGGTTCTGCTGGCTTGCGCTGGCCGTACTCACCGCAGCCTACGGGCTGCACATGCTGGCGACGACGCCGGTTTAACAGAAGGAGAGATAACATGCGACTTAAGATGCGACTGGTTGGTGACAAGGTGGCGGAACTCCACGACGAGTTCGGCTCGCGCGTTATGCAGGTCATTACACGCGAGGACGGCGGTGGCGAAACTAAGCTGACCGCAGTTATTAACGATGCGTTGGCGCGCGACATTATCGCGGGGCTCAAACTGCTTGATGCCGTGCGCGACGCAACTGGAGCGCGCAGCTAATGGCAATCTCACTATCATCGCTTCGCTCTTCGAAGAGCACTAACCCGCCCATTACACTGCTTTACGGCGTGGATGGCATCGGTAAAACCAGTCTGGCTGCGGAGTGGCCAGACCCGCTCTATCTGCCGACCGAAGGCGAACGACCGCCGTCCGACGTTGAGATGGCAACACCGGGAACGATCGGCTCGCTGGACGACCTGTTTAACGTGTTTGGCGAACTGCTTGAATCGAAGCACGACTTCAAGTCTATCGTCATTGATAGCCTTGACGGCTTGGAGCCGCTTGTGTGGCGCGCGACGTGCGCCAGGCTTGGCGTTAACAGCATTGAGGAACCGGGTTACGGCCGCGGGTATGTCGAGGCCGACACGGAATGGAACGACTTCCTTGGCGGCGTGGCGGCATTGTCGCAGGCCGGCATCTACGTGGTGCAACTTGCGCACCCCGAAATCGTACGTTTCGACTCGCCCATTACGGACCCGTATTCGCGCTACGGCATCAAGATGCACAAGCGTGCCGCTGCGCTTCTGCGAGAGCGGGCCGACGTGGTTGGCTTTCTCAACTATAGGATCAGCATCAAAGAGAAGGAGGTGGCGCGGCAGACAAAGATTGCGCACGCAGAGGGCGGCAAGGAGCGCCAGATCCACCTGAACGAAGGCGCCGGCTTCGTCGCGAAGAACCGGTTCGGCATGCCGGACTCCATCACCTATCGTAAAGGGCAGGGCTTTACGGAACTCGCGAAGTTCTGGCCTGCCGCCAACGATAACGGGCAGAAGGAGGCGGCTTGATGGAAAAGGTGCAACGCCTCCACGTCCCAGCCGGCAAGCTATTTTGCCTCTCGCGGGGCGAATATAGCAACTACGGCTATGAAGGGCACTTTCTGGCGCTGGTAGAAATCACGCCAGAAATGTTCCGCGAGGTGGAAGCCGAAGCAAACGGCAAGAAGGACGATTGGGGTTGCTACGAATACGGCGCCGACGACAGGTTCATTCCGGCGCTTATCCGTCGCGGATGGGTGATGGACGTTGATTGCATTGAAATACACACAGGCTCTTACGGCGACTTGTCGCTGTCATAGCGCATAACGACCCCGCCTTGGCGGGCATTATAACCACCACACCACCACTAGGAGACTACACATATGGCTCAACTAGCCACACGCTTTGACGCGACCGCTCACGACACCGAGCAGCGCGATTACGAGGAACTGCCTAACGGCATCTATGAGTTGGAAGTCGAGGCTTCCGACGTCACGCCGACCAAGGACGGGCGCGGAACCATTCTGAAGACAACCATGGTTGTCTTGCGCCCGGAGGACTACGCAAAGCGCAAGTTGTTCAACAACTATAACCTGGAGAATCCAAACGCGCAGGCGCAGGAGATCGGACAGCGCCAGTTCGCCAGTCTGTGCCGCGCCATCGGAATCGATAGCGTGGAAGATTCCGAGGACTTACACTTTAAGGCGTTCACAGCCAAGATCGGCCTGGGCAAGCCGTCGAAGGACGGCCAGTATCCGGCTCGCGCCGAAATCAAGGCTTACTACTTCCCGGACCAGGGCAACGTACCGGAGCCCGCGATCGACGCCAGCCAGCCTGCCACCAAGCCCGCCGCCGCCAACGACAACCGCCAGGCACCGGCAGCCAAGGCCGCAGCACCCGCGGCGGCTGGTAAAAGACCGTGGGGAAGCAAGGCGGCTTAAACAGAAACAACGGCGGCTGGTTGCTAGGCGCAACTGGCCGCCAAAGAAGGGGAGAATGATGGCTAAGCACAAGTGCGAAAATCGCTTTGGCGGAGACGGCGCACGGGGCGGTTCGTTCTTTGAAATCGACAGCCCGCATTACGAACACGGAAAGGCAAACGTGCGCGTCGGCCATTCCTGCGTCATCGTACACGACGCCGAAATTCCCATAACTTGGATATCAGAACTCTTCGCAATCGCGACAGAGCACAAGGGTGGTATCAAGGGTTTTCTTGCCGATCACGCTTGGAGCGGTGCAAGCTATGCGTTGATGTGCGATCCGGAGGCTGCGTGATGGGCTGGTCATCAGGCAGCAGCACGTTCAGCCGGATTATCGAAGCGGTAAAGCCGGTCGTAGCCAACAAGGAGGACCGGAAGAGGATCTACCGGCCAATCATCGAGGCGTTCGAAGATCAGGATTGGGACACGCAGGACGAATGCGTTGGTGAGGATGAAGCCTACGACGAACTCTACGCCGAGCTTTACCCCGACGACTACGCCTAACACACCACACCGCTACTGGCGCAACCCGCCAGTAGCCACCGCCACACCACACGAACCACCACATTGAGGAGACACTAATGCGCTGTGCACGCCACGACCTCGCTCGCCTTCTGGGCAGCGTCACAAAGGCGGTTTCGAGCCGCAACACCATCCCGGTACTTGCCACTGTGCGGCTTGTTGCTGACGGGCAAAAACTGACCGCAACCGCAACGAACCTGGACCTTGAGATTTCCGGCAGCATCGAGGCCGACACGCCCGAGCCACTGGAGGCCTGCGTAGACGCGAAGCTGCTTAGCGCCGCGGTTGGCAAGGCTTCAAGCGAAGACCTGACGATTGAAGCCGAGCCGGGCAACATTGTCGTCAAGTCTGGCCGGTCGCGCACGAAGCTTCCCGCGCTCCCCGTCGACGACTTTCCGACCATGGAGGCGGGTAAGTTCGCGACCGAGTTTGAAGCAGACCCGGCTGCGTTGCTTGCGCCTGTTGCGTTCGCAATGTCGGACGAGCAGACCCGATTCTATCTCTGCGGCGCATATCTAGAGCCGACTGCCGTTACGGCAACCAACGGCCACAAGCTCATCACCATTGCGCAGGTGTTGCCGGAGTTCGACCCCAGCATAGGCGCGGGCGTGATTGTACCGGCAGAAACCGTGCACCTTGCGCCAAAGGGCACCGCCAAAATCCGGCTGTCCGAGCGCATGATCCAGTTCGTGACCGACGACGTGACGCTGACCAGCAAGTTGGTCGACGGTAGTTTCCCCGATTATCGCCGCGTCGTTCCTACAACCCGCGAAAACGTTGCCGTGTTCGACAACGCAACAATGAAGGCTGCGGCCGACCGCGTTGCGATCGTTTCGCAGGACAAAACACCGTCCGTGCGCCTAGACCTGACCGCGGAGGAAATCACACTAACGGCACGCGGTAGCGGCGAAGCTAACGACGTTGTGTCGTGCGCCTACGATGGCCCGGAGCAGGCAGTTGGCTTCAACGCGCGCTACCTAGCCGAAGTGCTTGGCAGCCTGCCGGCTGGCGAAGTCCGCATGGCCGTTAACGATTGCATGGGGCCGGTCGTGTTCACTAGCGATGCCGCGCCGGGATGCGTAGTGGTGTGCATGCCGCAGAGGGTAAGCTGATGTTCATTTTCGAGGATGAATTCGGCTTCGAGGAAGAGCTGCGCGGCAAGACTGCCGCCATTGAAGCCATTAATCAAATCCGCCGTGGTGACTACACCGACGCCGTCACGACACTGGAACGCGAGTTCCTGCCGCAGTGGGAAGACGTGTCGGATTGCGAGGCGGCATACAAGGAGGTGATGGGAAGATGAAAGACAAAGTGGAGCGCATCCGCGAACTCCGGTCGGCAGGGCTTGGCCTGTATGAGGCCAAGCGTACCATTGAGTTGCAGGACTTGGATACGGAAATCCGAGACGCCAAGACGATTGACGACATTCGCTCGATCCTCTGTTCTATCACGGCTCGGCTTCGCTAATGGCACCCATCCCCCAGCCCCGCGCCTCCACTGTTCAGGCCATCTACCGCGCCTATGAGGCTGCGAATGAACACTACGACAGCCTTGGCATAAGCGTTGGCGAGATCGGCAACGAGTGCGACCGCGCGCTCTACTATAACCTGCGGTGGGTGTCGGAACCGGAAGAGATCGATGGCCGCAAGCTGTCGATCTTCCGGACGGGTGACAGGTGGGAGGAGGTGCTTGTTTCAGACCTGGAGCGCATCGGCGTTGAAGTGTTCGGCCAGCAGGACCGCATTCGACTGGCGGACGGCCATATCCGCGGCAAGTGCGACGGCAAGGCCATGGGTGTGGTCGAGGCACCGCGTACCATTCATTTATGTGAATTCAAGTCCAGCAACGACAAGGGCTTCAAGGAGATCGTCAAGCAGCGCTGCAAAGAGGCGCGTCCAACGCACTACGGCCAGTGCCAGATGGGAATGCACTACTTCGGCCTAACGCGCTGCCTGTACCTCGTTGTGAATAAGAACGACGACGCGCGCTATGCAGAACGCATCGAGTACGATGCCGAATGGTGCATTCGTCAGATTGCCCGCTGCGAACGCATAATATTCAACGACGCGCCGCCAGCGCGGCTAAGCGAAGACCCGGAGTTCTTCAAGTGCAGGTTCTGCAAACACCGTGACGTTTGCCATGGCGGCGCTATGCCGCGAGTGACGTGCCGCTCTTGCATTCACGCAAGCCCGGAGCGCGGGGGCGATGCGGCCTGGTCGTGCTCCCGCTGGGCGAAACCGCTAGCGATTGACGAGCAGAAGGCCGCTTGTCCTGCGCATCTTTACTTGCCGCATCTTATCGACGGCGAGCAGATCGATTGTTCGGAAGAAGAAGAGTGGATCGAGTACCGCATGCGCAACGGCACGGTGTGGCGCGATGGGGCGGCGGCGAATGATAACACCGACACCGCAGCATAAAGGAGACCACATTGCTAACCTTGCGACCCTATCAACGCGAAGCCATCGACTCGCTCTACGCTTACTGGCAAGACAAAGCCGGATCGCCGCTTATCGTGTTGCCCACGGGATGCCACGCAGCCGGTACGCGCATTCTTATGTACGACGGTAGCACAAAGCCCGTCGAGCGAGTCGCGGCCAACGACAATATTATGGGGCCGGACAGTAAGCCGCGCCGGGTGCTACGGACGATCGCCGGGCGCGAACCTATGTATCGCATCACGCCCAAAAAGGGCGAGCCCTTCGTCGTCAACGAGAACCACATTCTTTCGCTGAAGACGACCAACGAAGGTAAGAAGGCCGACCGCCACCCTAATTCACATCGCCGGGCGGGCGAGGTCGAAAACATTTCAGTCAGGGATTATCTTCAAAAATCCAGAAGCTGGAAGCACCTGCGTAAACTGTGGCGCGTGGGCGTTGATTTCGAATGCCCCGCGAACGACAATCTGCCGGTGCCAGCATACGTGGTTGGCGCGATGCTAGGCGATGGCAGTCTCAACTACACGCCGACGCTAACCAATATGGACAAAGAGGTTATCGACGAAGTTTGTGGCTACGCTGAATCCGTTGGCGTGGGGTTGAGAGTGACGCAGAAGCCGAACAATCGCGCGCTGCAAATCTCTTTTCCGGACACCGAGTCGGATAGATCCCATCGCAACCGCCTAGTCGCCAGGCTGGAAGATGCCGGCGTGTGGGGCATGATTTGCGACCAGAAGTCTATCCCCGCTCCATATAAAACCGGAAGCAGGCAGACGCGGCTTGAGGTCCTTGCTGGCCTGTTAGATACGGATGGTCATCTGTCAAGATCGAACCATTTTGACTTCATTTCAAAGTCTGAAACGCTGTCGCGCGATGTCGCATTCGTAGCGCGCAGTCTGGGCTTGGCGGCCTATATCAAGGCTTGCGACAAGTTTTGCCAGACTGGTGGTGGCGGCACGTATTGGCGCGTGTCCATTTCCGGCGATACGGTCATGATTCCCAATCGCGTTGAGCGCCAGAAGGCGTCGCCACGCAGGCAGATCAAAAACCCGCTGGTTACGGGTTTTTCCGTCGAACCAGTCGGCGAGGGAGAATTTTACGGCTTCGAGCTTGACGGCGATCATCTGTACCTTACCGACGATTTCACGGTTCATCACAATTCCGGGAAGAGCTTGGTGCTGGCCACGGTTTGCAAGGAGCTTATCGAAAACTACCCGGACATGCGCATCTTGATTTGCACTCATGTCCGCGAGCTTATCCTGTCGAATTTTCGCGAACTGCTTAACATCTGGCCGTTTGCCCCAGCAGGCATTTTTAGCGCTGGGGTAGGGCGAAGGGACGCCGACTCGCAGATTATCTTTGGCGGCGTGCAAACCATCGCCAGCAAGACGGCACGCATTGGCCACATAGACCTTGTTATGGTCGACGAGGCGCACCTGATGCCTCGCAAGTCGGAGACGCAATACGGCAAGTTGCTTGCCGGCCTGCGCGCAATCAATCCCGACCTTAAGCTGGTTGGGCTAACCGCAACCCCATTTCGCCTCGGTGAAGGCTGCCTGCACGAAGGTGAAGGCGCGCTGTTCGACGACATTTGCTTTGAGCAGCCAATAACCGCCATGATCGACGGCGGTTATCTGGTGCGGCCAATATCGAAGGGCATGGCCACTACCTATGACGTATCGGGTGTCGGCAAGCTTGGCGGCGACTACAAGCAGAATGCGCTACAGGCCGCAGTGGACAAGGACGACCTAACGCGCGCCGTGGTCGACGAGATCGTATTGTATGGGCAGGACCGCAAAGCGTGGCTCGCCTTCTGTTCCGGCGTTGAGCACGCTTACCATATGCGCGACGAAATTCGCAGCCGGTCTATCAATGGCGTGCCTATTACGTGCGAAACCATCACAGGCGAAACGCCGACCGGCGAGCGTGACAAGATATTGGAGGATTTCAATGCCGGCCGTCTTCGCGCGCTGACAAACAACTCGGTTCTGACCACAGGAACGAATCTGCCAATCATCGATCTGGTGGCATTTTGTAGGCCAACAGCATCAGCAGGATTGTTTGTGCAAATGGCGGGCAGGGGCCTGCGTCTCCATCCGGCTAAGGAAAATTGCCTGTTCCTTGATTTCGCTGGGTGTGTGAGGCGGCACGGGCCTATAGATGCAGTTATCCCGCCGAATGCCCGCACCGGCACGGGCGAGGCTCCTGTGAAGTGTTGTCCAGCCGAGGAGGGGGGCTGCGGATCGCTGGTCCACGCTTCAGCCAGAGAATGCCCGGACTGCGGCTTTGAGTTTCCGATCGACGATACGCCCAAGATCCACGCGCACGCCGCAGATGTCCCCATCCTGTCAAAAGGCGAGGCCACATGGCGCCCAGTCACGTCCCGCCGCCTGTACGTGCACCAGAAGCCCGGCAAGCCAGACAGCGTGAAGGTCGCCTATATATGCGGCATGACTGCCGTTAATGATTGGCTGGGGCCGGCACACACTGGTTACTTCAAGAGCAAGACGGATCGCTGGTGGGTTAAGCACGGTGGTTTGCGCCCGATGCCCAAGACGGCGCTGGAGTTCGTCGAGCGCCAAGGCGAACTAGCCGACACTGCGGAAATCGCGACCAAGCCGGATGGGCGCTACTGGAGTGTGACTGACTATAGACCGGCTGCGGCGAACGACAACGGGGAGGAGCACGCGCCGCCAGCCAAGATCGAGGTGGCCAAGGCAGAGGCAGCCAAGACGGAGGCAGACAACGACAACCGCATTGGATTCGCTTCTTGGGAAGAGATGGCAGATGAAATTCCATTTTGAGGAAAGGAGTAGGAAGTGACCGACGTTGACATAAGGATTGGCGACTGTCGCACATTGCTAGCCGCAATGAACGACAAGTCTGTGCATTGTGCCGTCACTAGCCCGCCGTACTTCGGGCTGCGTGACTACGGCATGGAAGGGCAGATGGGACTTGAGCAGACGCCTGACGAATACGTAGCGGGCATGGTTGCTGTGTTCCGCGAGGTGCGGCGCGTGCTGCGTGATGATGGTACGCTGTGGCTGAACTTGGGGGATAGTTATGCGGCGAATCGCACATATCAAGTTGCGTCAACCAAGGGTGGGCCGAAGCACTCTGGCGCTCAAGGAAAATTAGGTGGCTCGCATGTGCCGGATGGCCTTAAGCCCAAAGACCTGATCGGCATTCCGTGGCGCGTAGTCTTCGCACTTCAGGCTGACGGATGGTATCTGCGGCAGGACATCATTTGGCACAAACCAAACCCGATGCCGGAGTCTGTGCGCGACCGCTGTACGAAGGCGCATGAGTATATCTTCATGCTATCGAAGTCGGCGCGGTATTACTTTGATGCGGTGTCGATCAAAGAGACCGCTGCCGAAAGCAGTAAGGCTAGATGGCCGTGCGGTACTACGCGCGTAAATTCAAGTAAGCAGGGTTTTGATGTTAGTTCAGGGCGCGGGGCGAACTCATGCGGAGTTGGAGAGAAGCGCAATCGCCGCTCCGTGTGGACCGTCTCAACCAAGCCGTTCAAAGGCGCTCACTTCGCTACATTCCCGCCCGACCTAATCGAGCCGTGCATTCTCGCTGGTTGCCCACCCGAAGGCACAGTCCTCGACCCGTTCGGCGGCGCTGGTACGACTGGCCTTGTTGCCAAGCAACACGGACGCAACGCCATCCTACTAGAACTTAATCCAGATTACGCAGCCATGGCTCGCGAACGCATAGACAACCCGCCTGCCGCGACGCGCAAGCGGGAACACAAGCCAGACAACGACAACTCACCGGACTTATTCCAGGACACAGCATCATGACCCCACACACAGCACTTGCGGCCGAGTACGGGCCGCTACAGGCAACCGGCATTATAGAGACGCTACGGCGCGCGGGCTACATCGTCGTCGTTAAGGACGCCATACGGCTGGCGCAGATCGCGGCGGTGAATGATAACGATAATGGGGCGCCGCGCAAAGTTGCGTAGCGGCTTGGCGCTATATACCACGACAGACACACCACCACCACGGCGGCTAGTTGTGCGGGGCACAACCGGCCGCGATTAGAGGAGACAGTTATGGCGTATGAAAAGGATGAGAACGGCGTGCTTTGTCCGCCGCCGCTGCATGAATGGTTCGGACTGTCCTATAGCGCGTACTTTGTTATGCCGCGGCTCGCGATGGAGGCGATGCCGCACGACTGGCAACGCCGTTTCATTGCACTGATGGATGAGGTGGAGGCGGCGCGATTGATGACGCCAAACTACCACGTCTTGCGTGACGGCGTAGAGTACACGCTAGTCAAGCGATACGACGAAGACGACGAAACAAGCCGCGATTACGAGTTCACAGCGTACCGCACTGACCCGTGGGCCGAGTACCGCCACGGAGACGTCAAGGAACTTTGCCCGTCCTTTAAGGAGCCAGCATAATGACCGCCAATTACCTCCAAGCCGACGTTGCAAACGTCCTTGCCGACATCGACGCACTGCTTACCGCATACCCCGAACTGGCAGACGACGAAGACCTGCGCCGCGACATGCTGGAAGGCAGCACAGCAGCTTACGATGTATTGCAGCGGCTAGTCAACCAAGCCCTTGACGCCGAGACGCTGACCAAAGCTACGGCTGGCCGCATTACCGAACTGCAGGCTCGCAAAGCACGGTATGAGCGCAAGTCGGACGCCATGCGCGCGCTTATGTTCAAGGTGCTTAAAGCCATCGGGGAGCGCAGGGCAACACTGCCCGAAGCCACGCTGTCGTTGCGTGCTACGCCGGCCAGAGTTGAGATCGTCGATGAAGCGTTGCTGCCTGCCGACTGCGTACGCGTTTCAACCAGCCCCGACAAGACGAAAATCAAGGAACTGCTTGCCGCCAACCAGAACGTGCCTGGCGCGCGTATGGGCGAGGCGGGCGAGACGATAAGCGTGAAGGTGGCGTGATGGATTACCTTGTCTGGTCGAATGAGCACAAGGCGTGGTGGGGGGCCAAACCGCGCTGGCTACAACACCGATATTGAATGGGCGGGGCGCTACACACGAGACGACGCGCTAGGCATCTGCATTGGCGCAAGGGGCGGACGTCGCTTCAACGACAACCCGTCAGAAGTTCCTGTCCTCTACGAAGATGCCGTGTTGTTCTGGCCGAATGACAAACCGGAGTGGCGCGAGGAGCGCTGGCGTTTCCGTGAGCAGCAAGAGCGGGAGTACTACGAATGACCTGCGCCTGGCTAATGGCCCCACACGAATACGAGCCGGATTACGACTTGTACTGGCGCGACTTGGAATCGCTGGAAAATGCAATGGCCGACGTCGCCGCTTATGAAGATTGGTTTGTGGAGTATGAGGATGCGAATTGAACGCATAGGCGATGCAACGCTGTATAACGGCGACTGCCTTGAGGTTATGGCGGGGCTGGAGCCGGTCGATTGTATTGTAACCGACGCTCCATACCGCGTATCAAGCGGCGGATTCGCGGCCAACCTTCAACTTGAGGGTGGGTTCGGCGGATGGATGAAAGACTATGGGAACGGCGGTGATATTGTTGAGTGCAGTATCGAATGGTCAGACTGGCTGCCGCTCGCCTTCGCCGCGTTGAAAGACGACAAGCAGGCTTACTTCATGTCGAACGGAAAGAATCTGAAGGCTGCATGGACAGCGGCGGAAGATGCTGGGTTCGACCTTCACACCATTCTAGTCTGGGATAAGCGTGCCGCCCTTCCGAATAAATACTACCAGAACGTCACAGAATTCACGCTGTTTATGCGGAAGGGCAAGGCCTTCACGATCAGGAACCCCGGTTCAAAGAACCTTGTCAGTTTGTTTCAGAAAGACGAGTCTCCACACCCGACAGAAAAGCCCACAGAACTTATGGGCACGTACATCGGCAATTCTACGTGGCCAGGCGAAACGATCCTTGACCCCTTCATGGGTAGCGGCACAACTGGCGTTGCATGTGCGCGCATGGGGCGGAAGTTCAGCGGTATCGAACTGGATGAGCGCTATTTCGATATCGCGTGCGAGCGCATCGCGAAGGCTTACGCGCAGGGCGATATGTTCGTGGAGCGGCCCAAGAAGGTGAAGGCGGCGGGGCTGTTTGATAACGACAACGCTCCCGCGCAAGCAGGTGCGGCTGGGAGTGTGGCATGAGAACCGAAACCTTCGACAACATCACGCTCTACAACGCCGATTGCCGGGACGTGGAGGCGGCCTACAGCGCAATCATCACTGACCCGCCGTATGGTATGGCATTTAGGTCAAACTACCGCACAGTGCGCCATGACGCCATTGCAAACGACGGTGATGTTGGGATGCTCCAATGGACCTGCAGGCTTCCGGCCACCCATAGCAAATACATCTTCTGCCGGTGGGACAACATAGCCGGCGTTCCCAAGCCCAAGAGCCTGATTACTTGGGTGAAGAACAACTGGTCGATGGGCGATCTGAAGCACGAGCACGGGCGACAGACCGAGGTGGCGCTATTCTACCCTGGCCCGGAGCACTTCTTTCCCAATGGACGTCCGAGTGACGTCGTGCGCGCGCCTCGGACGGGCAACGACGATCACCCGACACAGAAGCCGGTGGAACTGATGGAGCAGGTCGTGCTGTGGACTGACGGCGTGGTTTTCGATCCGTTCATGGGGGGCGGAAGCACCGGCATTGCGTGCGCGCGCCTCGGACGGGCATTTGTCGGCGTTGAACTAGATCCCGGCTATTTTGACACCGCTTGCCGCGCCATCGAGCGCGCAATGGGGTCGCCGTCGATGTTCAAACCGAAACCTGCCAACGACAACATGCCCACCGCCTCGCTCTTCGACGAGGTGGCAGCATGACCGACGATCACGTCTGCCACGTTTGCGGCGTGGCCCGCGATTGCGGCTTGGGCTTCGACAAGCCGTTAAGGTGGCTGTGCGTCGACTGCTCCATGCTCATCGATGACATCCGCAAGATAAAACGCATGGACGCTTACGAGCATCGTGCGCTCGACAAAGTCGACGACATTGCCGGCGACTTCGCCGCGGAGCACGGCACGGACATGGCGGCTATGGACGATCTCACGCGCCGGATGCTCTGGAAGACAGTCGTGCAGGGCTACGGCAATGCGTTGCGGGGAGCCATAAGGAGCAATGATGCACCATTCTAGGAGTCGGGCGTGACTGACACAAAAAGAATGCGCGAGATTGCCGACCTTGATAGTCGCGCCGGCGCACCGGTTGGCGATGCACTCCGTGCAGCCGCTGACCGGATTGATGAGTTGGAGGGTGCGGTGCGGGAAATTCTTTCAATGAACCACAAAGAGCAGGGCGCCAATGGCATCGTTGTAGCGCAGCGCATTGCGAAGATTGCTATGGGTTTGCGCGGGGATACTGGTGAGGTTTGTAATGACCACCTACGCCATACAGGAGCGAGCCGTTAGCGTAAATCCAGACGCTGGGCCGCAAGGCAAAGGCTGGCAGGCCGACATTGCTTTTACATTGGAGGCACGTAATAAGGTGCAAGCCATAGCTTATTCAGACAAGGCGGTGGAAGCCCGCGCCGAAGAGCCTACGGCAAGCAATGCCGCTGGCGGCCAGGTCAACTTAGCAGCAGCCAACGATAATCGCCCGCGCACCTTCATTTCCATGTTCAGCGGCATAGAGGCAGCCAGTCAGGCATTCCCGCAATGGAATGCCATCGCCTTTGCTGAAATCGAAAAGTTTCCATCGGCTGTTTTGGCCCATCACTACCCTGATGTTCCGAATGTCGGGGATATGACTGCACACGATTGGTCGCAATACCACGGCAAGGCTGACATCGTTTGTGGCGGGCCGCCCTGCCAAGCGTTTTCAGTCGCAGGACTGCGCAACTCCTTGCAGGATGCGCGCGGCAATCTCTCTCTTTCATACATGAGGGCACTCCATGCAATTAAGCCTCGAAATGCCATTGTTGAAAATGTCCCCGGGTGGCTCAACACGCCAGACAACGCCTTCGGGTGTTTCCTCGCGGGACTTGTGGGAGCGGACGCCCCACTCATTAGCCCACTTAAACGCGGACGGTGGCCGGACGCGGGTATGGTTGCTGGACCCGAAGGAAGGGCGGCGTGGCGCATTCTCGACGCTCAATATTTCGGCCTGGCCCAACGACGCCGCCGTGTCATCGTTGTCGCAGACTTTGGAAACGGGGCCGATCCCGCAGCGGTTCTTTTTGAGCCAGAAGGCGTGTGCCGGTATTCTCCGCCGAGCCGAGAAGCGGGGAAAGGAACTTCCACATACTCTGCGAGCAGCATTGGATGCTACCGCGATGCAGAAGTAAGCGGCGCGGTCCGCGCCGCTGGTGGTGACAATGGTGGCGGGTCGGAAAAATTGGTGGCCGCCACACTTACCGCCACTTACGGCGAGCAATCGGGCCAGGACATGATGGCTGAGAACATGCTGGTATTTGCCCCCGAAATAGCGCGTTGCGACGCAACGCGCGAAGGCTCGTCGCGGGACTATGAATCCACGACAATGGTTGCGGTCGGTGTTACCGGAGACATCGCCCACACACTGAAGGCCGAAGGCGCGGACGCTAGCGAGGACGGCACGGGGCGCGGGACGCCGATTGTTTGTGTGCATGGAACGCAAGACCCATGCACCAGCGAGAGCACGGCATTTGCGCTGGGTCGGAACAGCGGCGGCGAAAACGTCATCGCCTTCACCGCCAAAGACTACGGCGGCGATGCGCAGGTTAACCTGTCGCCAACATTGCGCGCGGGAGGGCATAGCGGCAGCCACGCGAATGCTGGTGTGATGCCCGCTGTAACAGTCGCCATACGTGGCCGTGAGGGCGGCGCAACTGCCGAGCTTGGCGGCCCTATAGCTACCGCCTTGCGCGCGAGCCAAGGCGGCGGGGATAAGCCGCATGTGTTGTACGCACCCGAAACTTACCCAACACTGTCCGCTAGCGAGGGTGGCACGCTAACGCAGGTTCCGCCAGTAGTTACATCAGCCGTCCGCCGCCTAACACCCGTCGAGTGCGAGCGCCTCATGGGATTTCCTGACAATTATACCGCGATCCCATGGCGCGGGAAGCATACCAGCCCCGATGGCCCACGCTACAAGGCGCTCGGCAACTCATGGGCCGTGCCGCTCTTTGCGTGGCTCGGCAAGCGCATAGACGCACATATGCCTCCACTTGCAGCCAACGACAACAAGGACACCGCCCGTGCAGCAGCTTAGTCTGCGTCAACCTTCTCCAGAATGGCCATCATCACAGACAGCCATTCTGGAATCGCGCGATCACCAGCCTTCCATCGGCGAACGGTGCGGGATTCGACGCGGATGCGCCGCGAAAGCGCAGTCTGCCATTCGCGCCCGTATAGCGCGGATGCGCGGCGTTCCAAATCAGCGGGCGTCACGCGCCAACCTGCCGAAGGTACTCGCGATAAACCGCCTTTCCTTCGTCCGTGATGTTGCCGACGCGAATGGCGGACTGCGCCAGCGAAACGCGCGCTGCCTTCTGCTTCGTGTGCAACTCCATCTCGTCGATGACGCTGCGGACTTGCGCCGCGTTCATCGGGATGCGTGCGCGGGCTTGTGCATTGGTGCGCTCTTCACGCGGACCTTCAAGAACAATCATCGGAACCTCCTTGCTTCTTGATTTTACGCTAGGGCCAATGGTCCTAACTGTCAATAAGGAATTTGCACAAAATGGCAGCCACACATGCTCAGACCATCCCCACCACCGACGCCATGCTTTCGCTCGCGCTGTCTTATGCAGCGGCGGGAAAGGAATAAGAATGCAATACAACATCAAAGCAATTCCAACGACATACGCTGGAGTTAACTTCCGCTCACGCCTTGAAGCGCGTTGGGCGGCTTTCTTCGATCTGTGCGGGTGGAAGTGGGACTATGAGCCGTTCGACCTGGAAGGATGGGCGCCGGATTTCCGACTGCGCACCAAGGTTGGGCCGGTTCTATGCGAGGTAAAGCCTGCGGATTTATCTACCTTCATCTTGCGGCAATTGGAACTTGAGGTTCTTGAACCGTGGCCATTCCACGAATACCGCAAAGCGCTGCCATACCGGCGCAGCAACCTGGTGTGCTTGCTTGGCGACACGCCATTGACGGTGTCCGAACGGTTTTTTCCGATCGGGTTTATAGACGGCAGAATGCCAATAGGTTGCGGAATAACATTCGAAGAATATGACGAGGCGCTTTCCCCGTCCGTCGACGCCGCTCTTGCATGGCGCGAGGCGGGCAACGTCGTCCAGTGGACGCCAGATAACAATAACCTCTGCAGGAGGGCCGCATAATGGAGCAATCAGACATCCGCAAAAAGCTCCTTGGCAACGGCTACTTCCCTATTCCAGTCAACGGCAAGCGTCCGCGCATCGCGGGGTGGTCGTCTATTCGCGCGACTGAGGCAACCATCGATTCATGGGACCGCGGCCACGCTGACCACAAGAACACTGGTATCCTGGCCGGCGACGTTGTGGCGATCGACGTTGATGTTCTGGACCATGAGTTAGCGGCGGAGCTTGGCGGTCTGGTACGTGCACTGCCAGACGGCCAAAAGGCACTATGCCGTGTGGGCCGCGCGCCAAAATGTCTATACGTCTTCCGTGCCATAGAGCCGCGCAGCAAAGCGACGACGCCTGTCTACCTGGTTGGCGGTCATAAGTGCCAAATAGAGGTTCTTGGCCGCGGCCAGCAATTCGTTGCATTTGGGCTGCACCCAGAGACGGGCCGCGATTATGAGTGGATTGGCGACTCGCCGCTGGACGTGCGTTTCGCTGACCTGCCCGTAATTGTACCCGACGATCTGGACAGATTTCTTGCCGAAGCGGAATCGCGGATGGCCGCGGTTGGCCAGCCCGAGAAAAAGCACGACAAGTCGTCAACACAGGCGTCACAGGGCGGCGAAACCTTTTGGCAGCGCGTCAATACCGCCGCGCTGTCAAATGCCGACCAGTGGGTGCCATCACTGTTTTCTGGTGCCCACAAGGAGGCCGGCACGGGAGCATGGCGCGTTAGCAGCAAGGAACTCGGCCGCAACCTGGAGGAGGACATTTCCATCCACCCAGATGGTGTGCGCGACTTTGGCGAGGAAAAGCCGTCGACGCCGATTCAACTCGTTATTGAGTATGGTGGTGCCGCGACGCCGAAGGATGCTGCATTTTGGCTATGCGAGCGTGTTAGCGCCGATCCTGAATCCATGGGGTGGAACCAACCTCAGCTTGGCGTGAGCCTTAATCTTAATTCCGACAAGCAGCCCCCCGAAGCAGCAAACGACGATAAACCGCAAAAGCGCCTGAATATCTTTGACTGGAAGGCGTCGCGTTTCGTGGGCGAGCCTCCATCGGTCGATTATCTTATTGATGGTATCGTGCCGCTCGGTGTGCCTGCTATGATCGCGGCAATGGGCGACACTGGTAAATCGTTCGTCATGATGGAGACTGCCAGGCGCGTGGCATTTGGCGAGGGCGCATTCGCCAATCCTATTCTTGGTGGCCACGTAAGGCGGAACGGCACGGCAGTCATGATTACGTCCGAAGATGATGAGGGCGAAGTGCACCGTCGACTTGCTGCACTTGATATGCGCGAGGATAGATACAAGACGGTATCCGAAAAATTGATGGTTATCCCGCTCCCAAGTGCCGGCGGAGCGATGCCATTCTGGCGGCAGTCAAAGGATCGAGCACTGGAGGAAACGCCGGAGTTTCGGCAGTTTGTCGACCAATTGCTGACGATTAAAGACTTACTGTTTGTGGCAATCGACCCGCTGGCTAGTTTTGCGCACTTACAGATTAACGAGGATCCGGCCGCTGGTCAGTTCGTGTGTACGTCATTAAGCCGGGTAGCCACGGAGACGGGTGCAACCGTTATGGTAGCGCACCACATGAAGAAAACCGCGAAGCCCGTAGAAAAGCTGTCAGAGGCGCGTGACGCTATCCGAGGCTCCACTGCATTGGTGGATGGCCTGCGCCTTGCCTATGCACTGTGGCCGGCCGAGGAGGATAAGGCGAAGAAAATATGCAAAACGATAGGCAAGCCCTACCTCCACAATTCCGTCGCGTATGGTGGTGTGGTGAAGGCGAATGGCGCGGCCAGGCGCATCTTGTCGACGTACCATCGAAATGAGTTCGGGCTGCTGGAGGACATCACAGCGTCCAACAATGACGGTGGTTTTACGTCGCAGGACGATTTGTCGACCATCCTCGTTATCGCCATTGAAAGCGCCGCTAACGCAGGAGCGCCATACACGAAGACGGGCGCGGGCGGAATGTTCGAGTTGCGTGAACAGCTTCCGGATGAACTGCGATCGCTTTCTAAGGGGCGTTTGCACGCCATGATTGATGACGCACTGGAGCGCGGACATATCGTAAAAACGAAGGCGCGCGGTGAAAAAACACCTAAGTGGCTCGACGTTCCGACTGGCCCGTTCGCAGCCGGACTTGGTGAATTCAGAGCCGGAATGAAGCGCTCCGCATAGCCGTACATGCGTTCCCACTAATATTGGAAATGGAAACGTTTCCGGGAACGTGGGAACGTGTTATTGAATGAAATCAACAACTTAGCATTTCCATTCCCGGCGTTCCCGGAATTTTCAGAAATGGATAAGTTGTTGAAAACAAAGGGATTTCCGTTCCCGGAAATGCACCCCTACTACGTAGGGGGAAACGTCGGGAACGATTTCCCCTGATAGTAGGAGGTTTTTTATGCCGCGCACCACTAACCGCACCACCACCCAGACCATCCGCATCAACGGCGCCCGCGTTCGGCTCGTCACCAAAAACGGTAAGGTGACTGCCACACCGGCGCTGCCGTTGGAGTCCGACTGCCAGGCTGCACAGGTTCGCGCGCTCAAGGCCATGCCGGAGTATGGGCGCCAGTTCTTGCTTGCCGGCGATCAGAATGCCGCTAAGCGCGGCCCGCGTGCGCAGGCCATAGCGCTGGCTACCGGCATGGCGGCAGGCGACCCGGACCTGCGCATCTACATGGCCGGCGGTTGGCTTAGGCTTATCGAGAACAAAGTCGGCCGTGGCCGGCTGTCTCATGCACAGGTAGAGCGGCACGCTGCGCTGGCGCGGCTGGGCCATACCGTTACGGTGGTGCGCGCAACGTCACCGGATGACGCAGCCGCACAAGCCGTTGCGCTGGTGCGCGGGTGGTTGGCGGCTAACGATGGCGAAAATAAATTGCAGAAATCCGCATAACGCTATTGCGCTATAACGAATATGCGCTATATTGGTTGTCAGAAACAAGGAGCAACCGACATGACCGCCCTTCGCATCGACACCGCCAAGTTCAAGGGAGCCTGCCAGGCGGCCCGCGAGGAGTTCGCACGCACAATAGAGGGCGGCACGTGGACGGCAGAGGATTTTGCCGCGCAGACCTTCGGCGAAAAGCGCGAATGGTATCGCGACGATTATGAATTCTCACACACGAATTTCCGCACCGCACCTTTGTGGGCGCAGGTCGAAAAGCCCGAGGCAAAAACCGCAGAAAGCCTCCGCGCAGAGTTGAACGTCGCCGCACGTACCGCACAGCAGTTCGGCGCAACCCAGCAGCAGATTGACTACATCGTTTCCATGGCCGTTGCTCAAAACGACTTCAACATTCTTTCCGGCGGGCGTCTCACAAAGGCCGAAGCAAGCCGCATCATCGAAGAAATGGAGGCTTGAAACATGACCGCTTTCACCGTCACCACCTACCAGCCCATGAGCAAGAAAGAATACCGCGCCCGCATCCACGGCGATGTTGTTCCACTCGTCGAGACGCAGCACACGGTTGATGCCGCAGATGCTTTGGAAGCCATACGCAAGTTCCCCGATTTCTGCGGGATCGAGGCAACAACCAAAAGCCAGTTTAGCGCAGACGCGCACTCACAGTTGGACAGCCGCACGGGTAGGACCGGCGTATACGCTGTTCTTGCATGACCAATCATGAATTCCGAAACGTCCGGCTCCGCCTTGGGTTTACCCAAGCGGAGCTTGCCGCTTTCTTAGGCTACGGTTCGCCGATGCGGGTGTCGGAATTCGAGCGCGAAACCAACCCGCGTCCAGTGCCCGATCATCTTGCGCGGCTTATGACTGCTTACGACGAGGGTTACAGGCCGAAAGATTGGCCGCTGTAGCCCCACACAGCCACACACAAGCCCACCAGCGCGCGTTTAGCTACCGGCGCGCACAACTAGCCACGCCAACACGAGACATCGCCCGACACAACATGTTGACGTTGGTTTTGGCGCTACATACTGTATCTTGTGATTCCACAGGCGGCATGGCCGCATAGCATAACAGCTTTTACGGGAGGCCGGTTTGGCCATACAGGCAGCAAACGATAATAAGCCCCAGCAGATTAACGTGACGGGGCATCTCAGGCACGAAGGGGTTTGGTTCCCCGCATATGATTTGGCGGAGTTCATTGAGTATGACCTGAAGTTCGGTCGAGCGCAGCCGGAATATCCAATCAGCGAGGATACACGACTGCAGGCAGGAGGAACTGCAATCAAGTTCTTTGATCATTCGGGGCGACAAGCATGGGCGGCAGTAATTCCAGAGAGTGGCGATAATTGTTACGCGGAAGAATGGCGCGTCGAGTTGTATCGCTACAAGAGTGAGGCCTACAGCGCTTTAGAGCGTGCGCAATCTGCATATGTCGTTTGCGATTATGATGACGTCTACGACGATGATTACGAGGATGCGGCGTGATGCACAAGCCAAGGCTGCGCGGAGATCATCCATACCGAACCACAACCAAGTTTCAGCGCAATGCTGATGGTAGGCTTGTTAGGGGCGACGACGGCATGTTTGTCCCAACCGTTGCGGAGCGACGTACAAACATCGTGGTGGTAGCGCGCTCTGCCGCAGAGGACCGGGCAGACATCAGAGCGGCGGAGGAGAAAAAGGCCATGGCAAGGGAGCGTCGCCGCATCAATAAGCGCCAACGCATCGGTGACCCATCCTGCGAGCAGTCGCGCGACGAGGACTTCCCGCTCCTTGCTGTCTTGCGGCGGGACCGTAACGAGGATGCCATTCGCGTTGTTCTTGAATACCGTCGTCTGGTGGCGCTGTGCGCGGCTGAGCCGCTTAAGGGCATGTCTTATTCGAATCGCGAAGCAACAGGTATGTCCGTTGAATTTGAGAGTATATTGCGCGACGGCGTGGCCGAGGTTGACGCGGCAAAGAAGGGCGGATGGAGAGACGCCGCAGTCCCCGGCGGGGAGATTGAGTATGTCAAGCCACGGCGCTCCAAGGGCGCTTACAACATACCAGCAAGGCGAAAGGCCGCCATTGAGTATGACGACAATTGCGAGGCACGCACTGGCCGAACCGCAAGCCTGCATATCAAAGTTACGGAAGACGTATTGCTTGACCGCATAGACCGGTTTCCCATCCTCATGCGCATTCGTTCAGCACTAGGTCCACTCGTGGATCCGTTTGAGGATGCTGCGTTGGGCGGGCAGACGCTGGGGAGTATCGGAGTGAGGGCGGGCTATGCGGGGAGAACGGCAGAAATATCTGGGAAGGCGCTAGTAATGCAGGCGATTGACGCTGTCTCGCCATTTCTACACACTAAAAAATACGTTGCGGCAAACGATAACTATTTGATAGATCACAAGAAATATGCTTGAGCGTCGCTAACGCGCATTCAAGTCACCAATAGGTGAGGGGCTACAACGCCCCAAACCTCTTGCGGTTACAAACGCCGCCCCGGCTTTCGGGCCGGGTAACTACACAAAGACGCCTGCCAGCCGGTGACGTGTCTGGCGATGTGCCGTAAGCGAGTAGTCGGCACGCGAAGCAACCTGACTGCTCGATTGGGGTTGCCGTCTTTGTACTATTGCCGCCCATGCCAAGTGTATGCGGCGCATTCGTTGTTGCCTAAGCAACAACAGCATCCGCCCTTGGCGCAGCCTCCTCCTGCTGCCTTGGGCGTATCTGCGGCGGGTTGAGGTGCCCAACGATAAAGGGTGTGCCTCCCCGCCGCTACAGATTCACGTTGGTGTAGCTCAATGGTAGAGCGGCGGTCTCCAAAACCGCGCCTGAGTTGGTTCGATTCCAGCCACCTTCGCCATCACGCCCGCGCTCCACACCATACCCACCACCCGCTTAGCCGGTGGTCCAGCCCGTCCGTTGTGGCGGGCTGCGTTTATTCTGGAGGATACATGTTCGACTTCATATCGCGCACGCTGTCGACCGCGTTCGATGTGGCCACGTTACCTGTTGCCGCGGTTGCGGATGCCCTACCTATCGATGTGGACCGCACAGAGACTTATACGGGCGCCAAGGTAAGGCGCATCGCTCGTAATGTCAGCGACGCAACCAAGGCGCTAGTCGAATGACCCGCGAAGGTTGGGGCGGACTTGGGTAAGCCCGACTACCGCAGCGCCGAGGCTACCGCATACCGTAGATTGTACAAGACCGCACGTTGGCAGCGCGTCCGCGAAGCCGTGCTTACCGAGCATCCGCTATGCGCCATGTGCCTGGCGATGGAGATAGTGGAGCCGGCTACGGTCGTGCACCATAAGGACGGCGGGCACAAGGGTGACGAGGATAAGTTCTGGAGCGGGCCATTCGAGGCGCTTTGCAAAGCCTGTCATGACCTGTTCGGAGATGCAGAAGACCGCGGCAAGACTGTGGTTGCATTCGGTGACGATGGGTGGCCGTTGTGACGGGGGGTAGCCTCAAAGTCTAAAAAGATCGATTTGCGCGGACCGTCGCTGGCCAAGAACGCGCGACGCCGCAGGTTTTGAGTTTTATTTTTACGAGGGCCGAAATAAATGGGCGCAAGAGGACCGCGCCCTGAGACGCCGGAAATGCAGGCGCTTAAGGGCAACCCCGGCAAGCGCAAGAAGCGCCCGCCGTCTGTAAAGCCGGATGGCGACGTCTACATTCCAAACTATCTGGATGAGGACGCGCGCCAGTGCTTTGAAATGATTGTCGCGTCTATGCCGCCCGGCACATATGCCGCAACGGACACTGGTGGCATCGCGGTTTATGCGGCGGCATGGTCAGACCACAAGCGCGCGACGGAGGCGCTAAAGACGGAGCCCGCATTGGTTCCGGGCTCGACGGGCAACCTTACTGTCAACCCCTGGTTCAAAATCAAGAACGATGCGGCGCGCATCATGATGTCCATGGGCGACCGCCTTGGCATGGATCCGAAAGCGCGGGCTGCGCTGGCATTGCCAGAGGAGAAACCGAAATCCAAGTTCAGCGGCCTGATTGGGCAAAGCGCGAAGAAGGCGTAGACCAAAACGGGCTGGACCGCGCACAACGGGTTATCGATTTTATCGAGTTGCTTCGCGTGCCGAGCGGCGAGGGGCAGGGCGGGTTCATCCGCCTACGTGAATGGCAACGGCAGTTTGTTCGTGACCTGTACGCGCCTCATATGGATGGAAGCCGCCGCGTGCGGCGGGCCATTTTGTCGGTTGCCCGCAAAAACGGCAAGACAATGCTCATTGCTGCGTTGGTGCTAGCGCACCTTGTTGGTCCAGAGGCTATTCCGAACGGTGAGATCTACTCGGCAGCGACCGACCGTGAACAGGCGGGCCAGGTCTTCAAATTTGCGCGGCAGTTGGTTGAAGCGGAGCCGGAATTTGGTCCGTCTGGCGAATTGCCTATCACGGTGGTGCCGTCGACAAAGACGCTGGTGCACAAGCCGAACGGCAGTTTCTATAGGGCGCTTTCCGCAGAGGCTGGCACCAAACACGGGCTGAATCCATCGGTTTGGATTTATGACGAGCTGGCGCAGGCGCGAGATCAGGAACTCTATGAGGTTCTGAATACTTCGCAGGGCGCGCGTAAAGAGCCGCTTGGTATTGTGATTTCGACGCAATCGCCGGACCCGGAACACCCACTTTCGAAGTTGATTGACGATGGCCTTGTTGCGAACGACCGCACTGTGTTGGTGCATCTGTACTGCGCCGATGACGAGGCGGACATTGATGATGAGGACGCTTGGGCTGCCGCAAATCCAGCACTCGGTGACTTTCGCTCCGTAGACGACTTACGCGCGCTGGCCGTGCAGGCTGGGCGCATGCGGACTATGGAGGCGTCATTCCGCAATCTTTATCTCAACCAGCGCGTTGACCAAACCTCGCCGCTTATCCCGCGCTCGGAATGGAAGGCGTGTCAGACGGGTGACACGCTGATTGATGGCGAGGAAATTTATCTCGCACTCGATCTCTCTGGCGTGAATGACCTTACCGCGCTTGTTGGCGTAAATGCCGACCCGAAGGAAGATCGCATAAAGGCGTGGCACTGGAAGCCGCAGGAGTGGCTACACGATCATGCGCACCGCGACCGTGCGCCGTATGACGTTTGGTTTAAAGACAAATGGCTGGAGGCGCCGCCTGGGCGTGCGATCGACTATTCGTATGTCGTGCATCGTATTGCTGAAATACGTGACACATACAAGGTGCGCGGCCTAGCGTACGACCGCTGGCGCATAGAGCTTCTGCTGGTTGAATTTCAGCGCGCAGGCATAGACGCTTACGTAGAGGGCAAGGATAAGCCCTACGATGGTGCGCTGCGGCTTATCCCGTGGGGGCAGGGCTACCGAGACATGTCGCCGGCTGTTGAGGCGCTGGAAGCATCGGTTATCCACCGTCGCCTTAAGCACGACGGCAATCCGGTGCTTGGTTTCTGCTTCGCCAATGCGATCGTAACGACTGACGCAAGTGGGAATCGCAAACTGGACAAAAGCAAGACGCGATTCCGCATCGATGGAGCGGTCTCAACGGCAATGGCTCTTGGTTTGAAGGCGCGCGAAAGCGAGCCGATAGCCAGCGCCACCTCCCCTTGGGACGACCCGAACTTTTCCTTGTCCCAATTAGGAGCCTTCTGATGTGGCCATTTACCCGCCAGAAGGCGGAGACGCGCGATATTGCGCCGGATACGTCTACAATTCCCGTATCAAGCCCTGATTTTCTGGCATTTTTCGGCCTAAACGGCGTAAATCTGCCGAACGTCACGATCGATGAGGCGCTAACCGTTCCGGCTGTTGCCGCGGCGGTTGCATTTCTTTCGCGCACAATGGCGGCCTTGCCGCTGCATGCATATCGTGACGGAAAGAGTGGGGCAGAGCGGCTCGGCGGTAAGTTGGGCACGGTTGTCCACGACGCGCCTAACGACGGGATGGATTCGTTCAAATTCCGCCAGTGGTTTTGGCAACAGGTCTTTACTGGTGGCCGCGGACTGGCGTGGATTGAGCGAGCGCCGCAGGGCGTCGAGGCGCTATGGCCGATGGATCCGACCGCAACGTCGGTGATGCGGCGCGGCGGCAAGGTGACTTACACCTTCGAAAAGAAGGAATACCCGGCCGCAGACGTGATTGACGTCCCGTTCATGCTGAAGGCGGACGGGCTGCAGCATCACGGGCCGATCGTATTGGCATCAAAGGCGATTCAACTCGCCTTGGCGATGAATGAGTACGGCTCGAAATTCTTCGCGGGTGGCGGTGTTCCTCCGCTGGCGCTTGTTGGCCCACTTCCGGCTGGCCCGGAGGCGATTAAACGAGCTAACGACGACATTCACCGTGCGGTAGACGCCGCGCGCAAATCGGATAAGCCGATTGTGTCAATCCCCGCTGGCTTCGAGTTAAAGCCGGTTGGCCTTGATCCCGCCAAAAGCCAAATGGTCGAGGCAAGACGGTATCAGGTCGAGGAAATCGCGCGGGCGTTTCAGTTGCCGCCTGTGTTCCTGCAGGACTTGAGCCACGGTACGTTTAGCAACACAGAACAGCAGAATTTGTTGCTTGTTCAGCACAACATCGGCCAGTGGGCCAAGGCGCTTGAAGGTGAACTTAACCTGAAGCTGTTCGGTCGCGGTCGCGGCAATCGGTACGTAGAGCATAATCTGGATGGGTTACTTCGCGGCGATTTTGCCACGAGGATGGATGGACTCACCAAGGCGATCCAAAACGCACTGCTAACTCCAAATGAGGCGCGCGCACTAGAGAATAGGCCCGCCATGGAGCACGGCGACGTTCTGTACCTTCAGGGTGCTACCGCCCCACTTGGGACGCAGACGTATGGGCCGGACGGGGGCGCCGCCAAGCCCGCAGCAGACGATAAGGATGGTACGGCGGATGAAGAGTGAACTCATCTGTGCGGGAGATGGTGGCGTCTTCAAGGAGTGCACCAAATGTCTATGCGTCAAGCCGATATCTGACTTCTCACCACTCAAGACTGTGGTGAGCGGTCTGCGGCCGTGGTGCAAGCAGTGCGCTCGCAATGCTTCGCTGTCACATCACTATGAAAATCGTGATAGCCTTTTAGAAAAAGCACGAGCAAGGTACGCGAAAAACCCGCAGCCCCATAGGGATCGCGCACTGAAGTGGCACTACGAAAATCACGAAGCATCCATTGCGCGCGGCAAGCAGTGGAAGTTGGAAAATCCAGATCGCGTATCAGAATACAATAAGGCTTACTACAAAGAAAATAAAGAAGCGCTCTTGGAGAGTTACGCTGAGTGGGCTGCAGAGAATGCGACCCATAAGCTAGAGTATAACCGCGGGTGGTACCAGCAGAACCCCACAAAGCATGCGGAGTATGGCCGCCGTCGCCGCGAGTGTGTGCGCTTTCGCATTGAAAGCTCAATTCGTTGTCGGATATGGACCGGCATCACAAAGGGCAGTAAGGCACAACGTAGTACGTTCAGCTTACTCGGATACACAATCGATGAGCTTAAGGACCATCTGGGGCGGCAATTCCTCCCCGGTATGACGTGGGAGAATTACGGCGAATGGCATATTGACCATATCAGGCCACTGTCATCATTCAGTTATGACACTCCAGATGACGCGGACTTTAAGGACGCTTGGTCACTAACTAACCTGCAGCCGCTGTGGAAGACGGATAACCTCAAGAAGGGCGCCAAGTGGGTGCCTGACAACGACAACGAAGACAACGAGGCGGGCGAAGCCTGACGTTTGGTATCGCCTCTTGCCGTGGCTAGACCGGCCAGTCGAAAAGCGCCCATCCAGCGCCTGCCGCGGCACCACTTGGATGCGCAAGAGGGATACTTGCATGGCGAGAATTGCCGATAACGACAATAATCCGTACCGCTTTTACGTATATGCGTGGTGTTACCCTGGCGGACGTCCTTTCTATGTAGGTAAGGGTGCAGGCGAAAGGGACACAAGCGAACGAGGTCGCAATCCTATTTTTAAGCGGATTGTCGCTAAAATCCGCCGCAATGGCAGCGAGCCATTCGTTGCTAGATGGCAGGATGGCCTGTGTGAAGAAGACGCCTTTCGGCTTGAGGTGGCATATATAGGGCTCCTCGGTCGACGAGACAAGGGAACTGGCATCCTTGCCAATCTTACCGATGGCGGAGATGGCCCAAGCGGGGCAGTTATTTCGGATGAAACTCGCGCCAAGCTTAGTGAGGCCCGCCGCGGCAAGAACAATCCAATGAATGTCCCAGAGTATCGAGAGAAGGTGGCTGCATCAAAACGAGGCAAGCCGCGCCCGCCCGAAGTTCACGAGAGGTTGCTAGCCGCAAATCTGGGACGGCCGCTATCCGTCGAACACCGCGCCAAGCTTAGTGAAGCCAGCCGAAACATGAGCGTAGAGGCTCGCGCAAAGATTGGCGCAGCGCACAGAGGCGTGAAGAAGAGCCAAAAGACGCGCGAAAGAATGACGGCAGCGCTTAGGCTAAGGCCGCCAAGGTCTGGCTTTAAGGGCGTGCACCTTCACAAGTCCGGCAGGTGGGAATCTGGAATCAGTATAGACGGAACACAGCGGTACCTGGGTCTTTACGATACCGCAGAGAAGGCCGCAATAGCCTACGATTCTGAAGCATACGCCGCATATGGCGGCAACTGCTACTTAAACTTTCCAGAAAAATTCGGCCAGTCGTGCGCTGCCGACAACGATAACCATCAGGATGAGGCAGTAGCCGCATGACAGATATTGAGCGCCGCGGCGGCATTCCTGCCGAAATCCGCGCAGACGAAGATGGCATCAAGGTCTCGGGCTACGCCGCGGTGTTTGGTGAAATCACGGACATTGGCGGGTACTTCCGCGAAGTTATTGAACGGGGTGCCTTTGTTGAGGCTATCGGCAGGGACGATGTCGTATTTGTAATCAACCACGACGGTCTTCCGCTTGCGCGCACACGCTCTGGCACGTTGCGTCTGTCGGAAGATGAGCACGGCCTTCACATGGAGACTGTGCTTGACCCGGAAGACCCTGACGTCAAGTCAATTGTAGGTAAAATGAAGCGCGGCGACCTGGATAAGATGTCCTTTGCGTTTCGCGCTGATGTGCAGGAGTGGGATGACGCACAAGACCCGCCGTTACGCACCATAAAGAAGGCGTCTCTATACGACGTATCAATTGTGACTACGCCCGCGTATGACGGGACTAGCATTGGTCTTCGTTCGCTAGAGTCTGCGCGCGCAGAGGCCGAGAAAGCCCGCGAGGCGGCGCAGCGCAAGAAGGAAAACGACCTGGCCGCCAAGCGCCGCATTGCGGAGCGCAGAGCGACCACAGAGCAAAGGATTCGGGGTATCCGGCAGGACGCCACCCCGTAGCAACCCGGCGCAGCCGGAGGGCGGTCCTGCCGCCATTCATTCCCAAATGCCGCTATGTGCGGCCACTTCCATATGGAGACTACACACATGAGCTTGAAAGAGCTTAACGACAAGCGCAACAAGCTTGTCGCGGACGCCCGCGAGGCGCTCGACGAAATCACCAAGAACACCGACGAAGCCCGATCGGCTGAACTCGAAAAGCGCCACGACGACATTATGGCCGAGTTCGATAAGGTCGAAAAGCTTATTGAGCGCGAGCAGCGCGTTGCTGATGCCGAGGCTCGGCTTGCCAAAGCGGCCGAGGAAGAGCGCAAGGCTAAGCGCCCGGTTGGATCCGACACCACGCAGCGCGGCCAGGACGAGGGCGACGTTTCGCCAGAATACCGCGAGGTGTTCTATAAGTACCTGTCGCGCGGTGCGAGCCTCGATGAGCTGACCGCTGTTGAGCGTGACGTTCTTCGTGCCGGCGTTCAGCAGGACGCTGAAAAGCGCGTGCAGGTTTCGACGCAGGGTACTTCGACCACGGCTGGCGGCTATACGGTCCCGGTGGAGCTTTCCAATCAGATCATCAAGTCCATGAAGGCTTGGGGTCCGATGTACGACGAGGACGTCTGCACTGTTATCTCCACGTCGACCGGCGTGACGATCAAGATCCCGACCGTTGACGACACCGCCGTTACCGCAGGCGCTCACGCCGAAGGTACGGCGATGACCGATGATGGCGGCAAGGACGTCACTTTCGGCCAGAAGTCGTTGGAAGCCTACGGCTACGACACCGAATGGGTCAAGTTCTCGCTCGAACTGGCGCGCGATTCCATCTTCAACATGGAGAGCCTGCTGGGCGGCCTGCTGGGCGAGCGTCTTGGGCGCATTGCCAACCTGCAGCTTACGACTGGCGATGGCGTTGGCGACCCGAACGGCATTGTGACGGCATCTTCGCTCGGTAAGACTGCTGCCGTTGCGACGGGCGTGACCTACGACGAACTCATTGACCTGGTGCACTCGGTCGACCCGGCTTACCGCCAGTCGCCGAAGGTCCGCTTCATGTTCAATGACCTGTCGCTTGCTGCGTTGCGCAAGCTGAAGGACGGCGCGGGTAACTACATCTGGACGCACGGCGACGTGCAGAACGGTGTCCCCGGCTCGATCCTGGGCTACCGCTATAGTGTCAACCAGGCTATGGACGGCATTGCCACCGGCAAGAAGTCCATTTTGTTTGGCGATTTCGGCAAATACTTCGTTCGCAAGGTCGGTTCTCCGGTCATTGGCGTGAAGCGTGAGTCGTATTGGCCCGACCTCGGAATTGCCGGCTACATCTTCCTCGACGGCGAGCTTGGCGATACCGCGGCGGTCAAGCACTTGCTGCAGCCGTAATCCATAACGGGCGGGCCAAGCGCCCGCCCACTTTCTGGAGGTGGCCAATGAGCTACAGTACAAAAGTTTACCACAAGGTCGGCGGCGATGAACTCGTTGTCGCTCCTGGCGGTAAGATTACGAACAACGGCACGCAGGCTGCAACTATTGCTGATCCGACTGGCGGCGCCACAACCGACGCCGAGGCGCGTGCTGCCATCGTGGCGATTATTGCCGCGCTCAAGGGCGTTGGCATCGTAGCGAGCGCGTAATGCTTGTTCGCATGTTGGTCGGGCTGTCCGGCCCGGCCTACAGTCTTGGGCCGGGCGATGAGCGCGACTTCCCGCAGGCCGAGGCTGTTCGCCTTGTCGATGCGGGTTTTGCTGTCCCCGTTGCGGGGCAAAAGATTGAGCGGGCCGTAGCGGCGCCGGTTTTTGAGAAGCGCAAGCGAGGCGGCAAGCATGTGGTACACGCCGAAGGTGGTGACTCCGCCGACCGAGCCGATTGACGTTGCTGCGGCGAAAAAGCAGCTTAACGTCTTCCACGACGATCACGACGGTTATATCGGTGAATTGATTTCAGCCGCTCGCGATCACGTTGAGAAGTATTGCGGCGCGGCCTTTGCTTCGCGCGATATTGAGATTGAGGCCGACGCATGGTCGGACCTGGCTCGGCTGCCCGTGCTTCCGGTGAGCGGTATTACAGCTATCGCCTATGTTGACAGCGATGGCGCAACCGTAACGCTGCCGGACACCGTCTACGAGTTGCGCGGCGACGGCATAATTCTGAAGTTCAGCCAGACTTGGCCAGCAAGGCAGCGCGGCAGCCTGATAACGGTAACTGCTACTGTGGGCTTCGAAACATGCCCGCCTGCCGTGCGTCACGCCATGCTGCTTTGGATTGATAGCGCGTATGAGAATCGCGAGACTGGCGAGCAGTTGCCGTGGACAACGTTCGATGCGCTGCTGTCGAACTACAGATTTTACAGTTAGGAGACGATATTGGTAGACATTACCATTACGGCGACTTCGGTAGTTGCCGCCAGCAACGTTACGCGCGATAGCGGCACGGCGGGTGAGGCTATCACGGCCGGTCAGGCTGTTTACCGCAGTTCGACCACCAACAAGTGGATGCTTGCGGATTCGAACAGTGCGACCGCAGAGGCGCGCAAGGCGACGGGCATTGCGCTGAATGGTGCGGCTTTGAATCAGCCGGTTACGGTCGCCAAGAATGGTGACATAACGCTTGGCGCCGTGCTTACGGCTGGAACGGCATATTACCTATCGGACACGCCGGGCGGGATTTGCCCTGTGGCCGACATTGGCGCGGGTGAATACGTCTGTCTGCTGGGTTTGGCGAAGTCCACGAGCGTTCTGGCGCTTGGGATTCAGTTCCCGGGCGTGAGCTTGTAACAAAGAAGGAGTGCGACCATGGCATGGGTTCGATTTGAGAGCGACATGGACTGGTCGCCCCGCCACGGCGTCACCGTGGCTTACAAAGCCGGCATGACGCAGAACGTTACGGCACGTTGCGCCACGCTTGCTGTGGCTGCCGGCAAGGCGGTGCGGATGCGCAAAACAAGCCGCGACAGCCCGCCAGAGGAGCTGACCGATGCCGCAGAATAATAGGCGTGCCGGGGCTTTGCGCGAGCGAGTGAACATACAAGGCTGGACGGAAGAGCCAGACGGCTACGGCGGAACGAAGCAGGTGTTCGGCACGATCGCCACCGTCGCCGCTCACTTCCATCCGAATAGGGGCGGTGAGGCCGTCATGGCTTCGCGGTTGGCGGGCGCGCAACCGTTCGTGGTCACGCTGCGCTCGTCAACCCAAACAAGAGCCATCACGCCAGCCCATAAGTTGCAGGACGCGCGCAACACGGCGCGGATGTTCGACATCAAGGCTATTGCGGACCCGGATGGGCGGGGAGCATGGCTAGAGTTGCTGGTTACGGAAACGGTGACGTAGTGGCCACGAAGATAATCGGGCTGAAGCGCCTTAACGCGAAGCTTAAGAAGCTACCAAAGGCGGCCGAGATGGCTGTTAAGGAGGCGATGGAGCAAGGCGCTAACGAAATCGTCGCCATGATGAAGTCGCTGGTTGCTGTTGATAGTGGCGACCTACGCGATAGCATCGGGTGGACGTGGGGCGAGGCACCGAAATATAGCCAGCGCATAGCGTCCATCAAAGCGCGCGATGGCAAGCTGGCACTTACGATCTTCGCCGGCAACAATAAGGTGCGCTACGCCCACCTTGTAGAATTTTCGACTCGCGCACACGTCAATGGCGGCAAGTTCGCGGGCAGTATGCACCCCGGCACAAAGGCGCAGCCATTCTTCTTCGTGTCCTGGCGCGCCTTACGACGCCGCACCAAGTCGCGCATAACGCGCGCCATTACAAAATCAGCAAAACAGGTGGCGGCGGGTGGCGGGGGCGGCGGTTAAATGGATCCAGTTCTTGAACTACAGGCCGCCATACTGTCGCGGCTGAAGTCGCAGGCGGGCGTTACGGCGCTGGTTGGCCAGAAGATATACGACACACCACCTGTTGGCGCGACGATGCCGTACATCAGCATCGGCCCCGGAAATTATGTCACCGAAGACGTGGACTGCGTTTACGGCGGCGAGGCGATGATACAGGTAGATTGCTGGTCTGACGCCAGCGTTCTGTCAGAAGTCAGGCTTGTCGCTGGCGCAGTGCGTTCCGCGCTACGCGGCTGGGAACCATCGCTTGCAACTAATGCAGTTGTGACGTTCGACCATTGGCGCACCGACTACATCGAAGATGAGCAGATACGGCAGGCGTCAATCCGCTACACGGCCATAATCGAAGAGCCGTAACCGCGCACCACACATCACCAAATAGCCGCCAGTGAGCGGCCTTTTTTCATATGGAGAATTGAATGGCCCAAGCCACGACGATCAAGGGCGGGAAAATCCGCGTTATGCTTTCTGATGGCGGTTCGCCCGCCGTCTACGCCGCACCGTGCGGCCTGACGCAGCGCAGCCTCACGCTTAGCAAGAATTTGAACGAAGTCACTATTCCGGACTGCCTTGATCCGGACAAGGTCGATTGGGTCGGCCGCGATGCTGCATCCTTGTCTATGTCCATCAGCGGTGAGGGCGTTCTTGCTTCCGAGTCCATTGAGGCTTGGTTGGATGCAGGCGAAAGCATCGACTCGGTCGACGTGAAAATTGAGATAGAGTTCCCGGCGACAACCTACACGTACACAGGCAAGATGCAGGTGGAATCGCTGGAGGTCGGTGCCAACAACGGAGAGCGGGCTACGATTTCGGTTTCTATGCAGTCTGACGGCGAAATGGTCCGCACTAGCGCGCCGACGGTGTAATGAATGTCGAGGGACGGCTCTATTGAACTGGCTTGGGCGGATGGTGACTACACCTTCCGCCTTGGCTGGAAAGAGATAATCAAGCTTCAAGAGGCGGTAGACGCTGGCCCATACTACATCTATGGCCAGTTCCTTGCGTCTGCACGTATGTTGCTCGACCCGTCTGCCGCCAAAGGCATGCGGATCGAATATATCCGCGAGGTCATCCGGTGGGGCCTTATCGGTGGCGGAAAACCGGCTGATGAGGCTAAAAAACTTGTCAGCCTTTACGTGGAGGCGATGCCACCAGACGCGAACCTAGAGGTTGCCGCCAAGGTGCTTGGCGCAGGGCTGATGGGCGCGAAGGACGAAACGGTGGGGGAAGCCGATGCGGCAAGTCAAACGGTGACAAACTAGACGACTTGCCGCGCGGGAAAATAAGGTTCTCGTCGCTCTACGGCAACGGCGCCGTGATGGGCTTCACGCCACAGCAAGTTGACGCCATGTCAATGTGGCAGTTTATGGCTGCGGCGGAGGGGCACTTCAAGGCGAACAGTGGCGAGGAAGGACTAAGCGCCTCCGAAGTGGACGAGCTTTGGGACTGGATAAACTCTTAGCGAGTCGGCCTAATCCAGACCGACGGCAACCTTGAAACGGGCGCGAGCGAGTTCAAGCCTCTTTGTGGCGTCTGTCGTTACAACCTGGCAGGCGTCGCGATCTGTTATCCTTTGCGCGCCTTGGAGATTCCTATCGATGTCGTCGACTAGAAGTATTGCTTCGCTCCGGGACTTACCAGCCATTGTCAGATCGTTGATAGCGACGTGCCTGTACGTTTCGTAGAGTGCGGGTAGCCCGATTGTTTCCGCGCACATGCGGAATGACGCCAGGGTTTCAACGTTGGCGTCAAACATCTCTTTCGCTGCTGTGTACGGGTCCTGGGCAAGCGCCGCACTTGGCGCAAGCAGGGGCGCTACAAGAACAATTCGGGAAGTATAGATGGCCACTGACATAGAGCGTCTTGTAGTCCAGCTTAGCGCGGATGTCAAAAAGTATGAGAACGCCCTGAATAGGGCGCTCGGCATCACTAACCGTAAATCCAGAGATATGGAGAAGCGGTTTGACAGAATGTCGAAGAACGTTTCCGCGTCACTAGCGAACACGCTTCGGAACACCACGGCTCTGGTCGGTGGCGGTCTCGGCGTGCGCGAAATCGCGCAGTACGCTGACGCATGGACGGAAGCGAGGAACAAGATCCGCGCGTCCGCGACTGCTGCGGGCGTTCAGTCTCGCTCGCTTCAAGATCTGACAAAGGACGCAAACGACGCCCGCGCATCGCTGGCGATGTATTCCGACCTGTATGCGCGCATTATCCGATCGTCTGCCGGCGTAGCAAAGTCTGAGCAAGAGGTTGCTAACGTAACGAACGCTATTGCCAAGGCGTTCAAGGCAGGCGGGGCATCCGCGCAGGAGATGGAGGCTGGCCTTATCCAGATTGGTCAGGCGCTTGGGTCTGGCTTCCTGCAGGGTGACGAGCTTCGATCAATCCGAGAGAACGCCCCCGTTATCGCGGCGGCTATTGCCAAAGAGTTCGATACGACTATTGCGGGGCTAAAGAAACTCGGTGCGGACGGGGAGCTTACCTCTGATCGCGTATTTAAGGCTATCTTGGCCGCGCTGCCCGACATCCAGAAGCAGTTCGATGCAACGAACAAGACCATCGGTGATGGGTTTCTCAAGGTCAAAAACAACCTTACCGAATACATCGGGACGATGGCTGAGGCGTCTGGCCTAACGGAGACGCTGAACACAATCCTCGGCGCGCTTGCCGGCAATATCGACTCTGTCGCAAACGCTGCCGCTGCGGCAGGCGTAGTACTCGCGGCAACGTTTGGCCGGGGCGCAGCGCTAGCCGCAGTGGGCGCGCTAGCCAACCCTTTTGTCGCGCTTGCTGCTGCAGTTGGTGCCGCTGCTTATGCGATTAGTCAGTTGTGGGACGAAATAGTTCCGCTTCAGGGCAGCCTAGCTACGCTCGGCGACTACGCATCGGCGTTGTGGCAGGTCTTGGGCGACGGGGCTTCCGCAGTTCAGCAGACGGTTGTGGAGGCGTTCAACACGATCGTCGACGGCATCAATAGTGCTTTGTCTGGCGTTGGGACGTCCCTGTCCGGCCTGTGGGAGATGGTTAAGTCAGGCGTCAATTCGATCATCGACGCCTTTGCCCGTATGGCGGACTTGATACAGGCTGCCTTCGCGGCGGTCCCTAATGCGGTCGGAAGCGCAGTCGTCACAGCTATGAATACGATGATTGCGGGCGTTGAGGCCGGCATCAACAAGGTAATTCAAGCTGTAAACGCAGCTATTCGTTCCATTAATAGCCTTAGTGGTTTTGCGGGCATTGCGCCCATAGGCGAACTGTCCACACAACAGTTGGGCCGTATTGAAAACTCCTATGCCGGGGCGGCAAAGGCCGCTGCGGGTGCTTGGAACGACGCAATAAACCGCGAGACCGTCGACTATCTTGGCATGGCCGGAAAGGGCATCACGGATGCCACTAATGGCGCTGTAGACGCCATCGTTGCTAAGGCCAACGAGGTTGCTAACGCCCGCAGAGAACTGGAGCGTGAAACAAGCCGCGGCAACGCGCTAGCCGGCCTAGGTGAAAACACTGCCGGCTTTGGCAAAGGTATCGCTGGCGCGGGTGACGGTGGGGGCAAGAAGAAAAAAGGCGGTGGCCGCTCCAAACAAGACGAGTTCGCCCGCGAGATCGAGCAAATCAAAGAACGCACCGCTGCCCTGCAAGCAGAAACCGCCGCGATGGCGGGAATTAACCCGCTTATCGATGATTATGGCTTTGCGCTGGAAAAGGCGCGCGCCAAACAGGACTTACTTACTGCGGCCAAGAAGGCGGGCATCGCGGTTACGCCGGAACTTGCTGCGAAGATCGACGAGCTTGCAACTGGTTATGCCAATGCGAGTGTTGAAGCAGAAAAACTTGCTGAAAGCCAAGACCGTGCCCGGCAGGCAGCAGATGACATGCGCGAACTCGGTAAGGATGTTCTGGGCGGTTTTATCAGCGACCTGAAAGCAGGCAAGTCCGCATCAGAAGCCCTTGCCAACGCCTTGGGCAAGGTAGCCGACAAGCTGCTGGATATGGCACTGAATAGCATGTTTAGCGGTGGCGGCCTGTTTGGTGGTGGTGGCGGCCTGTTTGGTGGGGCGATCATTCCCGGCATTTTGCATAGCGGTGGCGTAGCAGGCCGGGACGGATATGGTCATGGCCGCGCGGTGTCACCTTCGGCATTCGCCGGCGCGCGACGTTACCACAAGGGCGGTATTGCAGGCCTTATGCCGGGAGAAGTGCCCGCAATCCTCCAGCGCGGTGAAGTGGTGATCCCGAAGGGCGCGAAGGCGGGCGCTCCATCGGTGCCGCAGAAAGTCAACATCAACGTCAACGTTGAGGGCGCCAATGGCGATGATCATGTCATCAGCCTTGTGCGTCAAGGCGTGAGCGCCGGTCTTAGCCAATACGACCGGCAATTGAACTCGACGCTCGGCGGCAAGATCGCCAATACACAGGCGAGGCAGATGTAACATGACCATTCGTTGGCCCATTCACGTCTTGCCTGCCCGCGACGTGTCGTTCGACATCGCGCCGCGAAACCTTGCGGCACCGTCATCTGTGTCCGGCGCGACGCAAGTTGTCTCGTCGGACGCAGGCATTTGGAAGGCGAAGCTTGGCGGCATTGTAATCAATCGCCGCGACCGCGTTCTTGCCTTTCGTGCCATTGCGAACCTGCTTGAGGGGAGATTGAACTCTATTCTGGTTCCACTGTGCCGCGGCTATCAGCCGGTGCCGGCAGGCTCCGAGCCGCTCTATGATCAAGTTCCGCATTCCGACGACGCCTTCTTCGATGATGACACCGGCTATGCCGGTCGTGTCATCGATGTGGTGACGGTTGGGTCGATGGCGCTGCGCGCGGTGTCTGGCACAGTGTCGGTGAACTACGCCGGGACGATCGAGCCCGGTCAGCATTTTAGCGTTGGTGAGCGGCTCTACCGAGTACGGTCCTTCAATGCCGATACCGGTGCAATCACCTTCCGGCCGCCGCTGCGCGAGGCTGTTCCGGCTGGCACCAATCTGGAGTTCGACGACCCGGTGGTGCGCATGAAGCTGGCGACCGACGACGCCATGAACCTTGATCTGGCGCTGCGCCGGTTCGGCAGCCCGACCGTCAATTTTATCGAGGATCTGTGAATGGCCTTCTTCACGTCCGATCAGATTGCCGCGCTGTCAGCATCGACGGTGCGCGTCGATTTCCTGACGAAAATGGAGTTCAAGTCCGGCACCTCATACCTGTGGAATGGCAACACCGATCTGATGACCGGCGGCCAGACATGGAAGCCGATGCATGGCGCGGGCGTGATCGACGGGCTATCGGCACCTACGGGCACGGCGGCAGAGGCGGTGACGTTCCAGCTTAACGGCCTTCCGGATCAGGCAACCGATCTTCTCAGGATGGCGCTGGAAGATAACCAGGACTCCGCGCAACGGCTCGTCACGGTCTATTTGCAACTGTTCGATGCCGACTGGCAGGCGGCGGGCGCACCTATCGGTATCTGGTGGGGCTTCATGCAGCCGCCGCGGATAACGCGCACGCCGATGCAAGGCACCGAAGGTGCAATCCAGTCAATCTCGATGCAGGCCGAGAACGCTTTCTTCAACCGCTCCCGGCCTCCCTATGGCCGCTATACCGACCGCGACCAGCAGAAGCGCTCGCCGGGTGACAAGTTCTTCCAGTTCACGCCGTCGCTGCTGTTCAAAAGCTTCACCTACCCGGACTACTAAGAGCCGGCCGGAGCCCAACATTTGACAGTCGATGAGTTTGTCGCCGCAGAGGCGCGGAAGCCTTTCGCGTGGGGCGAAACCGATTGCGCTTCGACAGCTGACCGGTGGGTCCAGCATGTGCGCGGTTTCTCGCCCATGGGCCGATATGGCCGCCACCATCAAAGCCGCGAGGAGGCACAGGCGTGGCTTGGTGAAACAGGCGGCATTGCCGTTCCCTTCAATCGGGTCATGCGCGCCGCTGGCTTCAGTAGGACCAAGGAGCCGAGGACCGGCGACCTTGGGTTGGTGATCTTCGGCAAGCGCCTGTGCATCGCCATTCACACCGGCTCGATCTGGTTCTCGCGTCACGAGGACGGACTAATCGGCGCGCCGCTCGAAAATGTCTGGAAGGCGTGGGCCATATGAACAATTCGTTGCAGTTGAGGCGGCAGCATCTGCGAGGATTCAACAATTTCCTCGAAGACACGACTGCCCTTCGCAATCCGCAGCTCTATAAGACCTTCGGCTTCATCGAAGGCATTGTGTTTTCAACGCTGGTTGCCACCGGCTCAACTCTTGCCGGCTCGGCATTCGCCATTGCGGCCATAACGGGCGCTGTGTCCATCGGTTTGTCGATCGGCCTTTCCTATCTCGCCAGTTCGATATTCGCTCCGAAAGCGCCAAAGCCGGAGGATGTGCAGCAGTCGGTCAAGAACCCGATTTCGCCAAGGATGCGCCATTATGGGCGGGTCAAGGTGTCCGGTCCATGGACATTTGCCGAGGCGAAGGGCGGGGACTTCTACAAGGTCCTGGCAATCGGCCAGGGACCGATCGATGCGGTCGAAGAATACTGGCTCGACGACACAAAGGTGACGCTGAATGTCGATGGTGGTGTCGTCGAGGAGCCGTGGGCATCGACAGGGACGCCCATCGGGTCTGTCGTCCAGATCAAATCGCGGCTCGGGGCAGCTACGGAAACGCACTACAGCGAACTGGCATCCGTGTTCCCGGAATGGACATCGGACCATCGGGGCGATGGTGTCGCCAGCCTCTACGCCAAGCAGTTCGCCTCCGGGCAGGAGTTTTATCTGTCGCGCTTTCCAAGCGGCGTAAATACGAACTACCGGCTCGTGATCCGTAGCGCCCAGGTCAAGAACCCGGTCACCTCCGCAACCGAATGGAACGACAACGCCGCTGCCGTGATCCGCGATTATGTCGTTCACAAGGACGGCATGCGCCTTCCGGAAAGCATTGTTTCTACGCCGCTGGCGCAGGCCGGGTGGGTGACCGCCTATAACCGTGCCGCCACGAATATTGCCACCAAAGCGGGCAGTGAGCCGCGTTATCGGCTGTGGGGCTCGTATAGCCTTGAGGAGCGGCCAGCCGACGTGCTGGGCCGCATGATGGCATCGTGCGACGGCAGGCTGGTTCCGACACCGGACGGCGGCCTGACGCTGGACATCGGCGAATGGCAGGAGCCGACCGTCACGATCGATGAAAGCACCATCGTTGGTTTCTCCGAGGTCGGTCGCGGGCGCGACGTGCTCACCTCCGCCAACACGATCCGGGCCAAATATCTGGATCCTGCGCAGGACTATCAGGGCGCGGATGCGGATCCATGGGTAGATGCCGCAGATGTGGGCGACCGCGGCGAGATTGCCACCGACATGGAATTCATCATGGCGCCGTCTCACAGCCAGGCGCGGCGTCTGATGAAACTTGCCGCATTCCGGGCAAATCCGAGTTGGGTCGGCCAGTTCCAGTGCAATCTCGGTGGACTTGCTGCCTTCGGTGAGCGCTTCGTGCGGATTTCGTTTCCGAAGTTCGGGATCAATTCGGTGTTCGAGGTGCAAGACTTCCGCTTCAACATTGGCGAGGGCGGTATCCTGCAGGGCGTCACGCTGCAGGTGCAATCGATGCCATCGGCCGCCTATGACTGGAATGCGGCGCAGGAGGAAGGCGATGCGCCGGTCTATGACGAAACCGAGGTAGACAATACGGTCCCGGTTCCAGACGCACCGACCGTCGATATCCTCGCTGGGCCGATAGCGCATCTGTCCTTCAGCCCATCGCCCAGCGCAATCCTGTCGATCGAGGCGCGCTACAAGATCACGTCCAGCGGCACATGGAACAGCATTCCGATCGAGGAAGGCACCACTACCGCCGACAGCTCAACGCTCGTCGAAGACGAAGAATACGAGTTCCAGCTCCGCTACGTGACGGAAAAAGGCCGGGCTGGTGACTGGTCCGCAAGCACCGTCGTCATAGCCGACTCCGTCCCCTGACCTAGCCAACCAGCACAGCATTTCCGCCCTGCCGTTTCGGTGGGGTCTCTAGACTTGGAGAATCCATATGGCGCAGACCGCCGAAAACGTGTTCCGCGATTTTGTCACCGATGGTGTTGCGTCCAGCGGCGCGAATAAGCCGAAAAAGGCGGAAGTGCGCGAACTTCTGACCGGCTACGAGACGATCATCAACGCTTTTGTCTCGGGCGGCGGTACGATCGTTCAAGGCGCCGCCAATCTGCCGACGCTGCTCAACTATCCGTCGCTCACGATGGCCTGGGTCATCGATCCGGACCCGAATTTGAGCGGCATCTATCAGAAGCAGGGTGCCTCAGGAGCCGGCTCGTGGGTGCGCCTGCTCGACCTGCCGTATAGCTTCATCAAGGCCACCAATGCAGGCGCCGGCACGGCCAATGCCATTGTTGCCACGACGAGCATCCCGGTTCCAACTGCAGACGGCGGCGCGCTGGTCACGGTCAATGTGTCGGCCGACAACACCGGGCCGGCGACGGTATCGTTCAACGGCGGGCCTGCGCTCAACATCATCAGTTCGTCCGGCAATGCGATGCAGGCCGGCTATCTGACGGCTGGAATGCAGATTGCAGGCTTTAAGGTCGGCTCGGATTTCCGGCTGCTGAGTGAAGCGGCTACGGCAGCGATGCTGGCGCTGGTCGAGCAAGCGGTGCTTGATGCGCAGGCGGCGGTTGCGGCCGCGCAGGCGGCCATGTCGTCGGTCGTTCCGAACATCTTCGCCACCAAGGCAGCGGCAGAAGCCTATGCGCCGGCCGTGGCGCCGGATTTCATTAATCTGGCCGGATACACGTTTGCGGGTGATGGTGGCGGCGCTCTCTATAAGAAGGTCGCAGTTGAACCGACACATGCGGGCAAGTTCTCGATCACGCTGTCTGATGCTGTGACTGTGGTCTGGTATGAGATTGCTGAGGAAGTGGTCAATCCGCTGATGTTCGGCGTCAATCGTAACAGCGCCTTCGACCAGACCGCCGCATTCCAGGCTATGCTCGACCACGGCGCGACAGAAATCTATCTCCCGCGCGGCATCTATAAGCTCGACGGCGATCTGACGTGCAATCACGACCTGAAGGTCAGGGGGGTGGGCACGCTCGATTTCTCGGCCGGCACTGGGCAACTGGCCACCTCTGGAATTGCAACAAGGGTTGGAGATCTTTCTGCCAACGTAGCCAAAGGTAGCCGTACGCTGTCCTTTACCTCCGTTGATGGTATCGAGGAGTTCGATCTCCTCTGTCTCTACAATCCTACCGATTATTCATGGTCAGGACATCGCGCATCGTATCGCGAGGGTGAGTTTTGCCGGGTCCATTCGATCAGCGGGAACACGGTCACGATCTATGGTCAGACGTATGATCCGTACACCGCCGCCAACATGCAAGTGTATCGGGTCGATGGTGTCTCTGTCGATATCGATGAAATCACGGTCATCCCAAGCGCGACCGCAAGTAAGGCGCCGATCCAGATCGACTACGGTGACGGCGTTCGCATCGGAAGGATAAAGGGCTCCAAAGGTGCTTATGCCTTAATCCAAATCAAGCGCTGCTATGATGTGGTGATCGATGATCCTTCCGTTCTCAATAATTCTCCGGTCGTCAGCGATGAATACGGCATTTCGATTGCGAACTCGCAGAATCTCCGCATCAGCGGTCCCGCCATCAACGCCACGCGCCACGCGGTAGCTCTCGGCGGCTTCGATGAAGTCAATTGTGTTCCAACGCGTGAGGCCAGGATACACAATGCGATCTTGTCCAATGCGGTCGATATCGGGGCCGGAGATGCGCATGGAAACTGCGATTGCGTCACCTACCAAGGATGCACGTTCCGAAATCAGGGCGCGCTTGGCGGGCGCAATACGTCATGGCTCGGCTGTACGATTCGGGGCGACAAGACAGCCAGCGGCATAGGTATGTTCGGCACTGAGATCGTCGGCGGTACATACACCTTTAGCGACAACACGATTATCTCTGACGGCGACGGCGCCGCAAACGCGTACTTCCATATGGTCGCGTACGGACCTGGAAACACACCAACAGGCCTGCAGGGCCTTCGCGATGATCTGCTACTGGTTGCAAACAACAACACCTTTGATGTAGCGGGCGGCGTCAACTCGAAATTGTTTCATTATGACCATCGCGGCAATGCCAAGAAGGCGACGATTATAATCGATGGTGTGGTTGTCCATCGCGCAACAGCGCTTCAAACGGTTGCATGGATCAGGGATACCGTAACGACGCCGATGGCATCCAACGGAATCGTGGTAGACCATGTATTCGCACCGTCTGGAACAGCGTTGCTTCTGAGCCAGTCATCGTTGGCGGGCGTCCCGACACGCGAGATGACGCAGCGCGGCAAGGTGGACTTCACTACCCAGGCCAACCAGGTGAACGCAGCCCCGGCGCAGAACTTCCGTTATAAATATTCAAAGATGCCGTCCGCTACTGCAGGCGTCTCCTTGGCGGCGGGTACATCAAGCGGCTTGACGGCCGGTCAGCCAGCATCGCCAAAAATCTATGAATTGAGCAGCACATACATTCGTCCTGCCATTGTCGCGCCAGCCGCGTTTACTGCGGGTGACGTTGTATCGATGCACTGGACGGCAGGAATACAGGATGTCTAAGCGCGGGCTGAGGGTAATGACAAGCTTCAATTGCTGGTAGGCATCTCCCGCAACACTGGGCGGGATGAGCGAAAATATCGTCTCATGTTCGATATTGGTCGCTCGAACAGGTGGAAGGATAGCGGCGCCACAATGAAGGTTAGTGCCGCCCCTATCAGCGGTTCAGGTGGCCATCCTGCTGTAACGCGATAGGGGCCGTTCCCGGTCAGGATGCCCTGCCACATGTACAGGCCATAGCTGATTACGCCTATGTAGCCAATCGGGCCCCAATCCATCAGGTGAACCGCACGGCGGTGCTGGTTGAGAAAGACCCAACCGATCACGCCAGCAATTCCGGCCGTCCCGGCGAACTCAATTGCTGCTGTGAGGGGTAGAAACAGGGGCAAGGAAATCGCCGCTAGCGAGATCGCCAGCGCGACCGGGCTGCGCCATATGAAAAATAGAGGCGCGTTGACGATTGCCATCAGCGAGCCGAACAGGATCGGGTAGATAGCCGGTATCGTCCACCTATTGGTGTAATGTGTATCGGAGAACTGTGGCCAAGGCGCGGTCCATGAAAAGTAGCAGATTGTTATGAACGCAACGCAGCCCGCCACCAGAAAACCCCTTCGGGGCGAAAGCAAGGCGAACACGAAAGGCCAGATCAGGTAATACTGTTCTTCAACTGCCAGGCTCCACAGGTGGCTCAGATAGTTTACCGTGTCTGCCTTGGGGATGAAATTGAAGACGTAAAGCGCACTGTACCACATTGCAGCCCATGCTGGTTGCGCAATCCCAGCCCAGATAAAAACGGACAGCAGTGCCAATACAAGGAAGTAAAGCGGCAGGATGCGAAGAGCGCGTCGGGCCATGAAATGCAAGACATTAATCCCGCCGGTTTTCTCGTACTCCTTGATCAGTAGGATGGTGATGAGAAAACCCGACAAGACGAAGAATGTTTTCACGCCGTAATTGGCGTTGAATACGGTGAAGAACTGTTTCCAGAATGGGCTTTGCACCTGTTGCACAATTCCAACGTGCGACAGGATGACAAGCAGAACAGAAAACGCGCGAAGAGCGTTGAAGCCGTAGATGTGCTGCATTCTGCCGATCCCCCGATAACCGGGCAGCCTTCGCACCAATCCGGTGGATTTTCAACCCACCCCCCCCGGCGCTGACAAGGCCGCCCCCTCCGATAAAAGGACAATCACCATGGACAGAACCGTGCCCACCGGCGCGGCGATGCTGCGCATCCTTGGCCGCCTGTCCCGTGTCTTGAATCGCGCCTTGGGAGGCAAGCCCGGCCAAACCCTGTGCGCCCGCATAGCGGTGGAGCGCGGCACGCAATGCCGATTCTGCCGCTTGGTTGGCTGGTTCACAAGTCCGAACCACTGCGCCGACGAGCTTGCGCGATGGAACAGGCGCGGGACGGCGGCAAGCCAAAGGGTGCGCAAATTAAGGAACCACCCATGAATCTAGACCTTGGTGACACTCGGCTGATCATTGCCGAGTGTGCGCAGCGCGGCTTGCTGCGCAATCAGGCCGCCTATGTGCTGGCGACGGCATATTGGGAGACGGCCCGCACCATGAAGCCGGTGCGCGAATATGGCGGGGAAAAGTATCTCAAGGGCAAGAAATATTGGCCATACGTGGGTATGGGCTACGTTCAACTGACCTGGCGCGAGAATTACGAGAAGGTCGGCAAGAAGCTTGGCGTGGATTTCGTCGCCAATCCGCGCCTACTGTTAAAGCCCGAATATGCCGCACCGATTCTGGTTGCCGGCATGAAGGACGGCTGGTTTGCCGGAGACAAGGCTGGCCGCCATTCACTGGGCAGGTACATCACGCTCCAGAAATCCGACTTCACCAGTGCCCGCCGCATCATCAACGGCACGGACAAGGCGGCGTCGATCGCCGCTATCGCGCGCGATTACGACGCGAGCCTGAAGGCGCTGGGATATGGCGTTGTAGGCGCGCCAGCCACTTTGCCTACAACGCCACACACCAAGCCCAACCTTTGGGCGCTGCTAGCCGCATGGTTTCAGCGCTGGTTCGGCCGCACACAGAAAGACGTAAAATGATTCCAGCCATTCTACTGGATCTGGCCGGCAGTGTTGCCGTGCCAGTCATTAAGAGCATTTTCGCCGACAAGTTCGGCGATGGCGGCAAGCTTGCCGGTGAAGTGGTCGACGTCGTGGCCGGCAAGCTTGGCGTGCCCGCGGCCAAAATCCAAGACCAGCCGCCCGAGAAAGTGCAAGAAGCACTGGTTGCCGCGGACCCAATCGCCGCGGACCTGCTGGCGCAGTATGTCGAGTCGCAGCGGCTCATGAATGAAACCATTGCCGGAGAGCGCGACAAAGGTGGCCCGACGTGGACTTGGGCCTGGCGCCCGTTCGGCATGTGGCTGTTTCTCGCTCTGACCGCGCACTACGGCGTTGTGGTGCCGCTGTTGAACGCCCTTTTGACAAGCCCGTTGGTGCTGGTGCTGGACATTCCGACGTTCGTAACGCTGTTTATCACCTACACCGGCCTCTACATGGGCGGGCATACCGCCAAGGCTGCTGTTGACGGCTGGCGGGCTAGCCGCAAATGACCGTAGAACTGATGGGTGCCATTGGCTTTCTGGTCATGCTGGCCGGCGCGCTGTTCGGACAGTACAAGTGGTGGAGTGGTTCGATAGGCAAGGTGCGCGACGATCTGGCCGCGCATAAGCTGCATGTTGCCGAGTCCTATGTGACCAAGGCCGGTATGTCCGAGCAGACGGCGCAGATTATGAAGGCTATCGAGGGTATCGGCAACCGGATCGACGGTATCAGCGAGCGGCTGGACAGGGCGTTTGAGCGCACACCACGCTCGCGCTCCTGACTCTACGCGCTGTTCCTAAAAACATCCTTGACGCCGAATAATTTTTGTTGCAGCCGCGTTTGACGCTACATACAAATAGATCGTGGCCTAGCGAGTCGGCCATGTGCGGCCTCACCAACCGCACCACCAGTCGCCAAGCGGCTGCACCACCACACGGCGCTACACCAGTAGCGCAGGCGCTAGCGGCAATAGTCGTAGGGCGCAAGAGGAGACATCCTCATGAAATGGCTACGCAATACAGCGGCGCTTGTTGCCGTTGCTGCGGCTATCGGTTTTCCGCTTGCCGCCTACAATGCACCGGCGGCTCCAGCACAAGCATCGCCAACGGTCAAGGTTCTTATGGCGAGCGGCCATGGTTCCGGCGTTCATATTGGCAACGGCTTCGTCATTACGGCCGGCCACGTTACCGAAGGCTACAGGACCGTTACTGTTCGCACGCAGGACGGCAAGGAGCGCGACGGCGAGGTTCTTTGGTACAACCATGCCAGCGATGTGTCGCTCGTGCATGTGACGAGCCTAGAAGCCAAGGCGGCAGCTCTTTCTTGCGCACCGACGAGCATTGGCGACGCCATCCGCATCGAGGGCAACCCAAGCGCGGTAGAGTTCGCCGTTACGTGGGGCAAGGTTAGCGCTTTCGGCAAGACCTGTTTTGAAAACCTCGATGGTAACGGTCAGTGGCGTGTGCTTGTAACTCTGGACGCTACGGCTGCACCCGGCGTCAGCGGCGGACCAGTTTATGACGGCAATGGTTACACTGTGCGCGGCATTCTTGTGTCCGGCATGGTCACCACGCGCGGTACGTTCGCTTACACGTACATGGTGCCTTCGACTGAAATCTGCCGCGTGCTTGGGCGCGCATAATCAAGCGGGTGTCCTTCGGGGCACCCGCATTTTTCGTTTGGGGAGATCACTATGGAACGGTTCTTTGTGGCGTTCTTCGGGACGCTAATCCTTGTCGCTGTAGGCATTGGCATAATTGCCGCTATAGTCCTCGGATTTCACTATTTTGGCCTGATAGGCGGCGGGTTGTTGGGCGCGCTGTCGCTTGCGTCGTTTGCGGGGCTTATGAACTATCTCGACGACCCGGCGAAGAAGGGGGCGCAATCATGAACTGGCTGCGCGACTTATTGGGCATCAACCGCTACGAGGTTGCCTGGAGTTGGGATAGCGGACGCGACACGCCGTACACCGGAAGCACGCGACAGTTCAAGGGCTGTCGCCCAATGACCAAGCGCCGAGCTTCTCGCTTGGCGCGCCAGATGAACAATGATTACGGCGCTGGAACGCATTGGGTGGAGCCAGCATGACCGACTGGCCCAAGCGCGCTGACGGCACAAACAAGACCATTGGCGAAATGACCGAGGAGGAGCGCCGCCCGATTCTTCGTGCCGCATTCTTGCGCAGCAAGATGGCGGCAGTTCCGGCGCTCGCCTACCGCATTGTTAAGGAGCCCACCACTTGAAGCCACAAATTTCAAACGACCTCGCGCTTGAGGCGGCAATCATGCGCGCGGCTTGCGACAGCGACAGCGAAGCCGCAACCCGGCTAGGCATTGCTCGCTCGACGTTTCAAAATCGAATGAAGCGCGCCGCGGAGCGCGGGCTTGTCGCGCCTGGCAGAGAGACGATGCCCGGGTATCGCATCGAGTCTCTGACCGAGACGCCGAACGGCACGTTTATAAAGCAGCGCAAGGAACACGGTGAGGAATACACGCCGACGCTGCCGGTGAAGGGCAAAACGACGCTAGTTGATGCGGAAGGCCGCATCATCACGCAGCACATCATGGAGAGGGCGAGTGCGGAGGCGCAGGCTGACGCCCTGCGGGCCATGGTGGATGCGTTCAAGGAAGAGATACCGCGCGTCAACATCATGCGGGCGCCTCGGGGTAGCATAGCCGAGATCGCCAATCAGTTCACTGTTACAGACAACCACTTCGGGATGCTGTCATGGCGCGAAGAGACCGGCGCAGACTATGATTTGCGGATTGCCGAGCATCTTCTGCTTGATTGGTTTTCCGCAGCCGTTTCACAGGCCCCGCACGGCGACACGGCGATCCTAGCGCAACTCGGAGACCTGATGCACCATGACGCACTGGAATCGGTGACTCCTGCACACAAGCATGTGCTGGACGCTGATAGTCGGTTGCAGAAGGTAATTCGCGTCGTCATCAAAACCATCCGGCGCATTATCGACATGCTTCTGCAGTCTCACCAGCGCGTGCATGTCGTCATGGCTTCGGGCAATCACGACCCGGCATCGTCTGCATGGCTGCGCGAGATGCTGGCCGCGATGTACGAGCTTGAGCCGCGGATTACCGTCGATAATTCGCCAAGCCTCTATTACGCTTTCCAGTGGGGGCAAACCGGACTTTATTATCACCACATGCACAAGCGTGACGTGAAGGACATCGACCGCGTATTCGCCGGCATCTTCCGCGAGATGTTTGGGCGCTGCCGCTACAACTACGGCCACGGCGGGCATCGCCATAGCGACCAAGTGATTGAGACACCACTAATGATCGTGGAGCGCCACCAGACGCTTGCCGCACCAGACGCGCATTCTGCTGGCGGCGGGTGGCTGTCCGGTAGGTCGGCCAAGCGCATCACCTACAGCAAGGATTTCGGCGAAGTCGGGCGGTCGACGTTGCGGCCTGAAATGGTGCTTGGCGCAAGCAAGATGCAGGCGGCGAATGATAACGGGCCGCGGACGGTCGCCGCATGAACCTCTGGATCTTCTCCGACACGCACATGGACCACGGGCGGTTCAATCTTGAGCCGCCCGCCAGCGCCGACGTGGCAATTGCGGCGGGCGACATCCAGAACGACGACTTTCTGGTTGCGCTCGCCCGGCAACTGCCTGTGGTCTTCGTGCCCGGCAACCACGAGTTCTATGGCTACGCCTATGCGGAGCGGCTTGCCGTCCTGCGGGCATTGCCCGGCGTCACGGTGCTGGACAACGACACAGCCACCATCGGCGGCATCCGGTTCCACGGCGCAACGCTATGGACCGATTACGGCTACAACCCGCTGGCGGCAGAAACTGCGCGCCGCAGCATGAACGACCATCGCTATATCAAGTGGACGAAGGAACCATATCAGCGATTCCTGCCGTCGCATGCGACCAAGATGCATCAGGCTTCGGTTCGGTATCTGGACGTCAACGTGAGGCCCGGCGACGTGGTGGTGACGCATCACGCGCCGTCCGAGCGATCGGTCGCGCCGAAGTATGCCGGGCAGCTTTTGAACCATGCTTACTTTTCCGCCCTGGACGCGGAGATTGAAGCATGGAGGCCGGCGCTATGGGTGCATGGCCACGTTCATACCTGTTTCGATTATCAGGTCGGAGAAACCAGAGTGCTGTGCAATCCGCACGGCTATCCCGGCGAGAACCCGGATTTTGATCCTGCGCTTGTCGTTGCCGTCTAACCGGGCGGCGAACACCACGAAGAGGAGATGAATATGAGAACCTATCCCGGAGGCGGCTATACCGGCACGCCGCCCGTCAACGGCGGCACGCTCTACGACCATCCGCGCAATGTGCCCAAACTCCACTGGGACTCGGTTGCCCGCAGCTACGTTGAGCACGACACGGAGCACATGGAGATGTTTGGGGAAATTGTGGCTACAGCAGACGTGGAGGTTGATGCTGACGGGACGCGGCACATCGTTGCGGTCAACGACAACCTGCCGGTTGCCCGGCAACAGGCACGGGACGACGAGAAGTGGCGCAGCACGGTAGGCTTCCGGCTTAAGTGCTTACCCCTCGGCATAACCTACCTCGGCTCACCATACAGCCTCTACAAACACGGTCTGCATCGTGCTGCTCGCGAAGCCGCAATGGCTGCGGCCCGCCTGATGGAGATTGGGCTGGTTGTTTATGCGCCAATCCCGCACGGACATAGCATCGCGTGTTGGGGTGACCTGCCGGCCGAGTGGGAGTTCTGGAAGAGGCAGTGCCAGCCGTACATCGACGCAGCTTCGTCGCTGGTGGTGCTCAAGCTTGATGGCTGGCAAGACAGCGTGGGGCTGACTTACGAAATCGAATGCTTCGAAGAGGCCGGCAAGCCGATCGTCATGGTGACGATGGACGAAGTGCTGGGGCTTCGTGGCGAAGGGAAGAGGAGTGCGGCGTGATGGTGAATCTAGACACTGCGCGTAAACTGTTCCGCTACGACCGGGAAGCGGGGAAATTGTACTGGAAAGAGCGTGGACCAGAGTTCCAATCCGATGATGCGAAGCGCCGAACGTGGAACACAAGGTGGGCAGGCAAGGAAGCTGGCAGCATCAGGCAAGGATATCGTGTCTGCGAGGTATTTGGGCGCCCCATGAAGATTCACCGCATTATCTGGTTTCTTGAGAAAGGCTGCTGGCCAGATGTAATCGATCATATTGACGGTGATGGCCTCAACAATCGCATTGATAACCTAAGAGACGTGTCGCAGGCGGAGAACATGAGAAATGCCGCCCGTCCCAACGACAACACATCGGGGAGAGTCGGTGTGTCGAGGTTGCATCGAACAGACCACTGGGGAGACTGCTGGCAAGCGTACATAAATGTGCGTGGAAAGAGGATAGCCTTGGGACTTTTCAAGTCATTCGAGCATGCGTGTCTCGCCAGAGAGGATGCGGAAAGGCAATACGGGTATCACGCAAATCATGGGAGGGCTGCGGCATGACATACAACTTCCATGCTGGGATGGACGTAGTTTGCATCGATGACAATGTGCCTCTGGCTGGAGGCGGTGTGGTTAAGGATGCGAACATCACAGAGGGGGAGACGTACCGACTCCGTTGGGTAGGCATGGCGTCGCACTACGTCTTTGGCGACTACCTTGGCGTCAAGCTTGAAGGCGTCGACAGCAAGTTTGGCGAGGCGTGGGGCGTTCCCGATGCTCCTTATGCCGCCCGCCGCTTTCGTCCGCTGGTGAAGGATCCTATCGCGTTGTTCCGACGCATTGCCACGGACCCCGACTATAAGATTGATGCCCCAGAAGGGCCGGTTCGGGACGAGCCGTTGCCGCCAGAGAAGGCGCCGAAACGTGAGAAGGAGGTGGTGTGATGGATAGAGACGACGCAATAGCCAACTTGAAGCACAGTTTCCACAAGACACGCTTGACAGAGAAGGTGTCCGTGGACGCCGATGCTCTTGGCGCCATTCTCTACGACAACGACAACAAGCCCAATCTAGAAGTGCCGGCGAAAGTGCGCGCAATAGCCATCAACGACCTGGTGCGCTACTTCCACGGCAAGTCAGCCGCGAATGGCTGGTGGTCCGAGTCCGATCGCGCCAATCCGTTTGTCGTGCCGTGCAAATTGATGCTGGCGGTTAGCGAGCTTTCAGAGGCGATGGAGGGTCACCGCAAGAACCTGATGGACGACAAACTGCCCCACCGCAAGATGATCGAGGTGGAACTTGGCGATGCGCTCATTCGCATTTTCGATATGGCCGGTTTCCTTGGCCTGGACCTTGGCGGCGCAACCATGGAAAAGGATGCCTACAACGATGTGCGCGCCGACCATAAGGCGGAAGCCCGCGCTGCTACGGGCGGAAAGGCGTATTGATGGCCACCCAAACACGAGAAGCCTTGATGGCTGCCGTCGTGGCAGCAATCAAGGAAGTTGGCATTGATGCGTTCAAGCGCACGTCGCTGTTTCTGTCGAATGAGAGGAGGGCGTGATGGCTGAAAGCATGATTGAGAAGGTGGCGAGGGCTATTTGCGCCAGCGACTTCCTTGGCGACAACGATGTTTGGGCAAAGCTGTCGCCAGCCATGCAGGGCAACTACTGCGACAACGCCCGCGCCGCCATCGAGGCAATGCGGGAGCCGACGATGTTCATGTTGAGGTCGGCAGATAACGCCATCATTTCCGATGAGAGGTTCGAATCCGGTCCTTTCGAGAGCGACAAGTTCACATGGGAAACCATGATAGACGCAGCCCTTGCGGAGCAACAGTCATGACCCCCACCAACACCGCTGCCTGGTCACCATGGGGTCGCCAGCCGCTTGCTGCGAATGATAATCTCCCGCGTGTGGTTGCCTTTACCGGCGTCGCTGGTAGCGGCAAGTCCACCGCTGCGGACTACCTCACCAGCAAGGGTTACACACGCATCAAGTTCGCCGGCCCGCTTAAGGCCATGTGCCGCGCCGTTGGCCTTTCAGACGAACACATCGAGGGTGACCTGAAAGAGCGCCCGCTGGACTGGTTACAAGGCAAGTCGCCGCGCCAGTTCATGCAGCGCCTTGGAACAGAGTTCGGCAGGGACTGCATCGGCCCACACTTCTGGGTCGGCCTGTGGGAGCGGGCCGCACTTGAGGTGCTGGACGAAGGCGGGCGCGTCGTCTGCGACGACTGCCGCTTCGCCAACGAGGCCGATGCGGTGCGCAAGCTGGGCGGTGTTGTTGTCCGGCTGGCGGGGCGAGGGGGCTTGGCCGGTGGCCATGCTTCGGAGAGCGTGGATTGGGAGGCGGATGCGATGATCGGCAACCACCACGGCATAGACAGACTGCGTGAAAACCTCGACTGGGTGATGCGTGAGGTGGCGGCATGATCTATAAAGAGACCGCGGCCAGCGGAGAGGTGCTGATCTATATGAACGGCGCGCTGCTGTACAAGAAATACCCGACGGGCGATTCTGTGCTGTTCGAAAAGTATGGACCTCCGACACGGAAGGCTGATCGCGATGCCGGGCACTATTGA